TGCACCAATGTGTTACAGCCCCATACATGTATCCAACCAGAGTAGAGGGAGAAAATATTACAGCTACTAAAGGTAGACAGGTAATGCATAATGTTTACGACATATACAAAAGAGGTAAACTCATACCTCAAGACTTTCCAGAATATACTATAGTAGAATTAATAGATAAGATTAAATCTTTAGATAAAGATTTAGGTAAACTATATGGACAAAAAAATTTAACAGTAACCACAGATAAACTAAAATATGAAGAAACTTTAGATAAACTAAAAGAACAATTTAAAACTGATTGGTTAATGGAATACCTTGCAACTGATTTAGGTGAGCAAGTAGAAATAATAATTAGTGAGGTTGATGGTCAAGGAAATGCTGTAAGTAAAAAAGTTTGGGTCACAGCCTACCCACTTAAAGGTATTGGTTTTATTAACGAACAGGTTAAAAAGGGCAATGGTAATAGAAGTGAATTATTGACAAACGCTGAGGTAGATGCAAATGAGGGATTAATAAAAACCATCCACCCAGCTTTAACTAAATTAGACCAAAATAACACATTTGGTTTTTTTGGTGACTATAAGGTTAATCAATATCTTGAAGAGGATATAATACAGATGTATGAAAGTATGAAAGTTAATGGTCCAGAAGGTATTCAAGTAGAAAATACTGAAAATCTAAAACCAACAACTGATAATGATGGTAATACAACACCAGACTTAGAACCTTGGTTTATTACTAATATATCAGAACAATCATTTTACGGTAAATGGAATTTACAAAAAAAAGATTTTGATAAAAAGGCAAAAGAAATGTCAGAAGTTGTTTCTGCTGAGTTGAATGAAAGACTACAAAACTATTTAGGATTTGTACCAACAATAAGAAATGTTTTTGCTGTTATTTTAGCGGGAGCTGACACATTTTTAAGGCTCTTAGACGATGCCCACACAAAAGCTATGAAAGTTAGAAGTAACCCGAATAGACTAAATGTGGCAAATAGTTCCAACGACACACCAAAAAATACTGCAGCAGCAAATGAAATATGTTATCCTTGGCCACAATACTATGTTGTAGAAGAAGAGGGTGAGTGTGGGATTACTTCAGCTGTTTTAAAATATCCCGGAGCAAAAGATGTTATAGATGTGACACAAGGTAGTAATAAAGTGTATTGGCCTGAGGTAGAATTTGTTGAGGAATACGTTAAAAGTACAACCTATCGTAATAGTGATTATAAATTTGCTACAGTTAATAGTGGAATCGTTAAACAATTCACACCTATTAATGTAAGAGATTGGCCATCCGATACAGTACCGTACCAAACTAAAGATAACGTACAATTTCTATTTGAAATATTAGATAGAGCACAAGCAGTGGTAACATTTGGGAGTGTTATGACAAGGTACCAACAACTACCTTCACAATCCATAATTGGTGAAACTTTAAATGAGTTAGCCGGGTACGAAGCACAAAATATAAATAAACAAATAGAAGAAAATCCAAAACTACAAGAGTTTATTGGTAGTTTAAATAGTTTTGAGGATATAGAACTAAAGTTAAAATCTACCTCACCATATAATTTTACTATATATGAAAATTTTGGGGTAGTAACACCATTTAACCAACAAACATTCAGAATTGAATATAGACCAAATAACCCGTTTGAAATCATATCTAAAAACTTCCCTTTAAATGTGGAAGCTTTAAACGTTTCTAAAACCACCACAGGATTTTTCGATGTAGCACCAATTATTTATAACAGTTCTGCTAGTTGGGTGGTAAATAATTTTGCTGGTGGTAAACTAATATCTGGTCCGGGAGATTTTTATAATATTGGTAAAAGTTTGTATTATGATGTAAATCGTACAGGAGTTTTAAAAGACAATGAAACTATTAGTTATCTTACAGATTACGCCATATGTAGTAGTCCGTTTGAACCTAGTGCTTGGAGAACATCCACCCCTGTAGGTCCGATTAGTGATAAAAATATAGTCAATGAATATTACCAACTTAAACTAGAGTATATTAATACTTTAACATATACTGAGGGTGACATACAAAACTCTCTAACACCAGTAAATTTAGTAAACCCACCCACAATATTTAATCAAGACATAGACCAAACAGTTAAAAGACTTACTTCTATGTTAAACACCCCTTATTTTATAAATGCATTATTAGATGGGGTTACTAATGAAAAAGCTGGTACAGCCAATCCTTATACTTTAGGGGCGTACTTATTTTTAAATTCACTACCTTTAATAAACTTTAGAGATAGAGTTAGTTTTAAGGGTAGCTATAAAGGGTCTACTGGTTCTGAATTATCAGATTACGTGGCTGTTATGTTCAATCAAATGCCTGCTCTACATAAGGTGCCGGTTTCTTTATTATTAAAAATAGGTTCTATATGGTGGAGATATAAAAAATTCGTAGAGACCGACACAGACCCAATAACATCAATTTGGAATAATGTGGGTATTAATCCAGCTACTGTATATGACCCAGTCAATAATTCATTAAATACGCAATTTACTTTTACTGGTGCTACTGACGGAGTTTCATACCAGTACACCACAGAGGATACAGTTAATAGTAGTGTAAGTGTTGGTGTGTATCCTGGATTAATAGAAGCAATTCAATATATAACAACTGACAATGTTTCTAGTTATACACCACCAGTACCAGGTGCACCACTAAATCTTATATTTAACCCACTAGTATTTCCTAACGTAGATTTAAATTTAACTATTGAAAATGAGACCGACTTATCATTTAACACAACAGATGGTGCAAAAGTAAATTACTACAATGTTTACCTAGACTCAAAAAATATTAACGATGAAAGTTTGGGTGTAAAATTTGGTAATAATAGAAAACCGGAAAGATACTTTATATTATACCCTTCTTGTGGTGGGATAAAATGGACTGAAGCTCCAGCTTTTGAAGATGAAGGTTCACTAAACCCAAGTGTTGCTGGTAACAACGTAAATTCCTTACATAACGGAGCCTCAAGGTTATTATGGCATTCATCTCCAAAAGGATACTTTCAACACAAATCAACCTATAAACCCCCTACTAATAGATACTTTAAAGAAACAAACCCAAATACTAAAAAACAATCAACACCCTGGTCTCTAATCGAAAACCCTAACTACTCCACAATTGAAGAATTAAGAGGTGTATTTAACAAGTACCAACTTGACGAGTTTGAAAAAATGTTTTTAGATTACGCGACTGAAAACTTTAACCCAACCTCACACGGTGGTACGTTTAAAAATTTCATAAAAGAAATTACTATAATAGAAGATTTTAACTTAAGTGAATTAGCGTTATCTGTGGATGCTATAAATGCTAGAGAATTATTAATAGGCCAAGCTAAAAAGTTTGAGGAGTCGGTAAAGAATTTTTTATTCACCTATGTTGATTACGCTCACAACTCAACAACAAATTTAGATATGGTAGTTAACGGGTCTACCGTACTACAAAATTTTATGGCACTATACACTAAAAATACAGATTATAATTTTGGTACCTATATAGAATCAACCACACTCATCCCAACAACACCAGGGGTTTCTTTTCCAACTCTAACACAAGAACATATAGATATGCAAATTAATGTTGGTGAACACTATAAAGGGGGTACACCTTTTGATTTACTTGTACCCACAAATACTAGTAACCCATTCTATAACTTTTTTGTTACAGCTAGACCAGACGGTAATGGTATTACTTTTAATACAAGTAATATAGAGGCTTTCGCACCAATAATTAGAATGTATGGTACATATTGTGCTACACAAGGTAATATACCAGCTCACGAATATTTTACATTATTATTTAATCAATTAGAAGTATTAAATAATAAAGAAGAAAATTATGTTAACACCATATTAAAAGAAACGAAGAAAAAAATAAAAAAAGAAAAGAATCTTAGTAAATTAAAAGAACCAAACGATAGACCAGATGTAGAGGCGGACGACTTAAAACTAGAACTTTATACTGGATTTAAGACACTAAACGATAGATGGGTTTCTGGTATTAACTTAACAGCTACAGGGGGAACATTATTTGAAAGATTTTTATTTTTAGATAGAGCTAATAGAGATATAGGTAGTGAAGCTATAGTTAATATATGGGATATTTTAAAATTAGATTCACCTTTTGATGATGCGAGTTCTAAAACACTAACTCAAAGTATAGCTAGTTATTTAAGTATTATTTTAGCTAATAATTACTTTAATTTTATCCCACTACCATCATACATAAATTTCTTTAATGTGGAGGGTGATAATTCACAACTACAAGGAAATGCCATGTTCGGTACTTTTACAACAGTTGATTATCTAGATTCTAAACCAGCCTTCTTATGTCAATACGTTGGTAAAACATCAAGTCAACTAGACGTTAAGACATCAAATAATGGGTATAGTACAGATACCTTTAATGTGAATAACACAGCTAATAATCCCTTACTCGCTGAAGAATGTGGAGATAGAAATTTATCTAATAAAGTGATGGGATTCAACGTAGATTTTGGGATACCAAATCAAAACATATTTGAGTCAGTAACTTTGGACCAATCACAATACCAAAATACCGCAGAGAGTTATAAAGTTTTACAAGAGATGGCAAATTCAGGTGGTGGAGGAGCTACAACAATGGCATCACTTTCTCTATTTAATGTTTACGCTAGTAGGTCATACACAGCAAAAATCACATGTATGGGTAATGTAACGATACAACCAACACAATACTTCCAACTAAGATACTTACCTATGTTTAATGGACCGTATCTAATTATCAATGTAGAACACGATATAAGACCAAATACGATAGAAACTAGTTTTGAAGGTGTCAGAGTACCAATTCCTAAATTACCACGAATTGATGACCTAGTACAAAGAGTTAATGAAAGTTTATACAAAGAAGCAGAAGCAAACTTAAAAGAAACCAGACAACCAAATTATTATTATGATGATTTGACAGCCACACCACAACAAATGAAATTAACACCAGACAAAAATGGTTATATTGATAGTGGTTCTACATACGTCACTTTATCTGAAGACAATATGTTCTGGGGTGACGCTATAATTCCAGTAATAGTTGATATATCAGAAGATAACCCACTACAACCACATTTAGGTGTAGACTTCACACCGACAGTACAATTTACTGAATTAGCTACTAGTGAAGAAGGTATAGGGGTTTACCCAATAATGGATGGTTTAGTCACAGCTGTGATAGACGGATGCATAATTGGGAATACCAATGAAAATTGTGCGAGGGGTAATTTTGTTGAGATAACAAAAACATTAATAGAAAATCCTGTTGTGGGTGAAACTGCTTATTATAAAGTAACGTATTCTTATTTAAGAGAAGGTATTTTAGTCGCGGCAAATGCCGGGGTAGAATCTACAATTAATAGAAATGCAATTGGTACTTACGTTGGTGGTAATACTATGAATGGTAAAAAATTAGGTAAGTTGGGTAATACTGGAAATTCTAAAGGACAACACCTACATTTAGAAATTAGAAGGGGTGTAGGACAAGAAGACGGTAGTGTTGTAGAGCACATTTTAAACCCAAAACACTTTTTACCTGAATATCGTCCACCACAACCACTATAATTTATAGTTTAGATTGACTATTATTAAGTTTAATGATATTTATATAAAAAAAGAATTATGATTTCAGAAAGTTTAAGACAAAAATTAGGTAATTTTTTAGGTAAAAAAACAGATAATATTGTTGAAAATGGAGCAAATGAACAAGGTCAACAAGTTTGTGATTTGGATACTGGGATTTGTTATACGGTTAGAAGTAGAGATGGTTTAATAGAAAGAGTTGAAAATAGTATAAGAGTAAATCGTAAAGTACAGGTAGAGTCTCCATCCGGAGAAGTAAAACAATTATTAAATGGCTAAAGAATTAGAAAAAAAATTATTAGAAGAGTTAGGTAGGTTTAAAGAAATTAACCACAACACACAAAATCTCAACGAACAAATGGTTGGTGGTGTGGGTAATCTTGGTATGGGTAGTCATTTAGAAAGACTAGCTAAAAGATTTAATATGGATGAACAAGAGGTGGAAGATGAAACCACAACTGAAGAAATACCTTTAGACCCAGAAGCTGAAGTTGAAGATTTAGATGTATCACTTGAAGACGAACCAGCAACAGAAGATGAAAGTGGTGAAGAAGATGTAGATTTAGATATTGATTTGGATAGTGAAATTGAAACTGGTGGTGACACAAAAGAACTAGATGTTACTGATTTAGTAACAAAACAAGATGAAGTAAACACCGAATTATCAGACCAAAAGGACATACTATCTAAAAACACTGAAAGTTTAGATGACTTGATGACTAAATTATCTGATTTAGAAACACATTTAACTTCTATGGATGATATGGTACAAAAAATAAGTGATTTAGAGGGTAAACTAGAAGAATATCGTCCACGTACACCAGAAGAAAAAATAGGATTAATGAAATATGACAGTGGTCCATATAGTCAAAACTTAAGTGATTTTTTCACAGACAAAGAAGAAGTTTTTGATAAAACAGGTAAAAAACAGTATGTTTTAACACAAGATGAACTTGACAACTATAGTAAAGACGACATCAAAAAAAGCTTTTCCCAACCAGAAGACGAAGAAGAATAAAATAATCTTGTTCTTTGTTTGACATCCGCAAATTATATTATTATATTTAAACAAAGATTTATTAATTAATATAAAAAAAAATATAATGAGTAATAGTTTAGACGCGGTTTTAGCTCAATACGAGAAAAACAAACAAAGTGGTGGTTCCACAAAACCACAAATGACATCAGAAGAAAGAATGAAACAATATCTTTCTATTATGTTACCAAAAGGAACAAAACAAGGAGAAAAAAGAATCAGAATTGTACCAACAACAGACGGGTCGTCTCCTTTTAAAGAAGTATTTTTCCATAACGTACAAGTACAAGGAAGATGGCAAAAACTTTATGACCCAGGAAAAGATGAGACTGGAAAACCATCCGGTGAAAGAAGCCCATTAAATGAAGTTGAAGAAGCTTTAAGATTAGCAGGTGACGCACAATCAAAAGAACTAGCACGTTCGTATCGTTCACAAAAATTTTACATAGTAAAAGTTGTAGATAGAGATAATGAAGAAGACGGTGTTAAATTTTGGAGATTTAAACATAATTGGAAAGGAGACGGACCAATCGACAAAATCATACCAATCTGGAGAAACAAAGGTGATGTAACAGACGCTAACGAAGGTAGAGATTTAATCCTAATTCTTCAAGCAGTACCATTACCAGGTGGTAGAGGAGAATACACTACAGTATCTTCAGTTATGTATGAAGACCCAGGAAAATTATCAGAAGACCCAACTAAAACAAAAGAGTGGACTGAAGATGAGAGAACTTGGAAGGATGTGTATTCACAAAAACCAGTAGAATACTTAGAAGCTATATCTAAAGGTTTAGACCCAGTTTGGGATTCAGAACTAAAAAAATATGTTTATGATGACCCAAGTAGTGATAAAAATGTAACTAAAACTACAACTTTAGGTAACACAGACCCACAAGCAAACGACCCACAAGACGAAGACTTACCATTTTAATTAACAGACTATGGCATTGAAAAAACGAACATTTTCAGACTTAAAGAGTAAATTCTCAAAGAAAGCTAACTTTAAACCAGAAAGATTTTTTGATTTAGGGAAAGCTTTCCTTGATGCCACTGGTTTACCTGGTCCAGCGATGGGTCACTTACAAATGTTTTTAGGTCATTCAGATACAGGAAAAACAACCGCTTTAATAAAAGCGGCAGTTGATGCACAAAATAAAGGTATTTTACCAGTATTAATTATTACGGAACAAAAATGGGGTTTTGAACACGCTAAAATTTTAGGTTTTGATTGTGAAGAAGTGGTTGATAAAACTACTGGCGAAATAGATTGGGATGGATTTTTTCTATTTAATAATGATTTTCAGTATATAGAACAAATTACAGATTACATTAACACTTTATTAGATGCACAAGATAAAGGTGAATTAGAATATGATTTATTGTTTTTATGGGATTCAGTTGGTTCAGTTCCTTGTAAAATGACTTTTGAAGGTAAAGGTGGTAAAATGCATAACGCGGCCACATTAGCTGATAAAATAGGAATGGGACTAAATCAAAGAATAGGCAAATCTAGAAGACAAGACTCAAAATACACTAACACATTAGTAGTGGTGAATCAACCTTGGGTAGAGTTACCAGATAACCCATTCGGACAACCTAAAATTAAAGCAAAAGGAGGAGAATCACTATGGCTAAATTCAACCCTAGTGTTTAGGTTCGGAAATCAAAAAAATGGTGGTACTACAAATATTACAGCAGTAAAAGAAAAACGAAAAGTAAAATTTGCCACTAGAACAAAAATAACCATTATGAAAAACCATGTTAATGGTTTGGGATATGAGGATGGTAAAATACTTATAACACCCCATGGGTTTATAGCTGGAAGAGAGGCCAGTGAAGAAAAAAAATCAATAGAAAAATATAAACAAGAAAATGCTACTTTTTGGTCTGAGCAATTAGGCGTTGGTGGTGATTTCGACTTAAAAATAGAAAAAGAAAATGACTAAATTAAAAACAGGAGATAAAGTAAAAGTACATTACGTCGGTACATTAAAAGACGGTTCACAGTTTGATAACTCAAGAGAAAGAGAACAAGCACTAGAATTTGCAATTGATGACGGTAAATTATTAAAAGGATTTAATGACGCGGTTAAAGATTTAGGGGTTGGTGAAACTACTAAAATTGATTTAGACGCCAAAGATGCGTATGGTGAGTACATCACCGAAGCTGTTATTACTGTTAAAAAGAATGAATTTCCACCAGAAATGAAATTTGAAATGAATGGGTTTGTACAAGGTCAAGACAATCAAGGAAGACCAGTGCAAGGACAGATAGTTAAAATTGAAGAAGAAAGTGTTAATTTAGATATGAACCATCCATTAGCTGGGGAAAATTTAAATTTTGAAATAGAATTGGTAGAAGTAGTAGAGTAAAAAAATTGTTTAACCCTTTTAATTAAATGTCTTGGTAAGAACATTATTAGTTGACGGAAATTCCCTTTTAAATACAGGTTTTCATGGTATTAAAAATATGTACCATAATGACGAGCACATTGGTGGATTATATCATTTTTTAAACACATTAAGAAAATTAATAGATGATTATGTAATAACTAAAGTAGTTGTATTTTGGGACGGTGAAGATAACACCAAACCAAGGATAGAGATGTATCCGGAGTACAAGTTAAATAGAAAATTAAAACCTAAAAGCCAAGACGACCTACAATCTTACGATAGACAAAAATTACGTGTACAAGAATACTTAGAAGAATTATATGTTAGACAAGCCACATTTAAATGGTGTGAAGCGGATGATTGTTTAGCATATTATTGTTTAGAATCTAAAAATGAAGAAATTATTGTTTTAACTTCAGACCGTGACTTACTACAAATAATATCTAAAAATGTATCTTTACATATCATTTCCTTAAACAAATTATTTAAATTTGGTGAAAAAGTACCATTAAATGGTTTATATATACCCTCTGACAATGTAAGGGTAGTTAAAAGTGTTTGTGGTGATTCTTCAGATAACATACAAGGTATAAAAATGGTGGGTATTAAATCATTAGTAAAAATAAAACCAGAAATACTAGAAAAAAAGGTGACCCTAAAAGAAATTCTAAAAACTATATCTGATAAAGATAAGATTAGTGTTAAAGAAAAAAATATTATAGAAGGGGTCACACAAAAAAAGTCAAACACTAATAATGTATTAAATGTTAATTATGAAATTATAGGTGTAGGCAAACAATTTTTAACCAAAAAAGCAATTAAAGGCATAGAAGATTTATCAAAAGAAGCGATAGACCCAGAAGGGAGAGATTGGAAAAACGCTTTAAACTTGATGATGTCAGATGGTTTACTTAATATTTTACCTAGAACTAACGATGCTTGGGTAGATTTCGTAAGGCCTTTTTTAAGATTAACAAGAATAGAAAAAGATTTTTATAAAAATAAAAAAAAGTAAAAAAATGAAACAAAAAAAAGATAATACACAAAAATGTGAATTTGTACTAACTCTAGGAAATAATATAGTATGTCAAAGATTTTTCTCGGTTAGAAATTTTAACAATAAAGCCCCATACTCTTTAGACCTACATTATGTAATGACAGATGTGGTAAATGGGATAAAAGACAAACTAAAACAAAAAACTTTATTTTTATTAGACAGTAATTTTAGAGAAAATCTAAATCAAAATAACGTAGATGATGCGGATTTTACGATAACAATTAAAAAAGGCAATAAGGTTATATACACAAGAATTCTACCTGCCGATGTCTATCCCCCTAAAGTTAGATACACTGTAGATATTAGACCACAAATATCTTATATTCTTAGAGAATTAACAGAAACCCTATCAACAAGAAAACTTATTACTAACTACCAAGATTATTCACTCATTGTGGGTGAATAAAGTATTTATTACTAAATAAAATTATACATGAGTGAAACAACAAATTTTGGGTATCTAGGATATACCTTTCAACTAAAACTATTAAATCTAATTATTACTGATAATACTTTTTTTCAGTCCATAATTGATGCAATCACTCCAAAATATTTTGACAACCAATATTTTAGGTTAATCATGCAGTTGATTAAAGAATATTATGAAAAATACCAAACAGCACCATCTTTCGATGCCATAGACCAACTAACAAGAATAGAAATATCTTCAGAAATGGCTAGAAAAAATGTTTTTGATATGATAAAAGATATTAAAGACGCTTCATTTGAAGACCACCTTTTTATTAAAGAAAAGTCTATAAAATTTTGTAAACAACAAGAATTAAAAAAGGCTATTAGAAAAGTAGAAAGTATTATGGAAAAAGGTGAGTTTGAAAATTATGACAAATGTGAAGAATATATTAGAGACGCGATTAAAATAGGTGAGGGTGATGTAGGTAGTTTCGAAATTTTTACAGAATTAGAAAAATTACTAGAAGAAGATTATAGACACCCACTACCTACTGGGATAGATGGGTTAGATAATATTTTAAACGGTGGTCTAGCCAAAGGAGAAATAGGTGTGGTATTAGCACCGACAGGTGTGGGTAAAACTACAATGTTGACGAGATTTGCTAATACAGCATTTAATATGGGGTATAACGTTTTACAAATATTTTTTGAAGACAACCCTAAAATAATTCAGAGAAAACATTTTACTTGTTGGACAGGGATACCTAATGACAAGTTAAGTGAACACAAAGAAACTGTTTTAGATAAAGCAGATGAAATGAAAAAGACTGGTGGTAAATTAATTTTAAAAAAACTACCATCAGATGAAATGACAATGTTACAAATTAAAAACCAAGTAAGAAAAATTATTTCTGAAGGTACAAAAATAGACATTGTCCTTATAGATTATATAGATTGTATATTACCAGACCGTTCATTTAATGATGAATGGAAAGGAGAAGGTTCTGTTATGAGAAAATTCGAAGGTATGTGTCACGAGTTAAATATTGCTGGTTGGACAGCAACACAAGGAAATAGAAGTTCCATATCGTCAGATGTTGTAACTACTGACCAAATGGGAGGGTCAATTAAAAAAGCACAAGTGGGACATGTAATTATATCTGTAGCTAAAACTTTACAACAAAAAGAAATGGGGTTAGCTACCATAGCAATCGTTAAATCTAGATTAGGGAAAGATGGTGTTATATTTGAAAATTGTAAATTTGATAATGGTACCTTAGAAATTGATACCGAAACAACACAAACCTTCTTAGGTTTTGAGAAAGAAAAAGTTGATAGGAATCGTGAAAGAGTAGCTCGAGCTCTACAAAGAAGAGAACAAATAATAAATAAAAATAATTAATAAAAAGCACAAATATGGAAGTATCAAATAAGATTCTGTCGGATATTACTGTCTACATGAAGTACGCAAAATATATACCGGAACTAAATAGAAGAGAAACATGGGATGAACTGGTTACTCGAAATAAAAAAATGCATCAAAAAAAATACCCTCATTTAAAAGAAGAAATAGAACAAAAATATAAACTAGTGTACGATAAGAAAGTTTTACCATCGATGAGAAGTATGCAATTCGGTGGAAAACCAATTGAAATTAGCCCTAATAGAATTTACAATTGTGCTTATCTCCCTATTGAACATATCGATTCTTTTAGTGAAACAATGTTTTTATTGTTAGGGGGAACCGGTGTTGGATATTCTGTACAAAAACATCATGTTGCAAAATTACCTTGTATTCAAAAACCATACCCAAAAAGAAAGAAAAGATTTTTAATTGGAGACTCAATTGAAGGATGGGCAGATGCTATAAAAGTTTTAATGAAAACCTATATGAATGGTGGGGGTAGTAGAGTAGAATTTGATTATTCGGATATTAGACCAAAAGGAGCTAGGTTAATCACGTCAGGTGGAAAAGCACCTGGACCACAACCATTGAAAGAATGTTTAGTTAAAATAGAAGGGTTATTAAGTCAAAAAGAAAATGGAGAACAACTTACAACAATTGAAGTACATGATATTGTATGTCATATTGCGGACGCAGTTTTGGCTGGTGGTATTCGTAGAGCAGCTCTTATTAGTTTGTTTAGTGCTGATGACGATGTTATGATTTCGTGTAAAGCAGGTAATTGGTGGGAATTGAACCCACAAAGAGGTAGAGCAAATAACTCAGCTTGTTTAATGAGACATAAAATAACTAAAGAATTTTTTATGGACTTATGGAAAAGAGTTGAGTTATCGGGAGCTGGAGAACCAGGAATTTATTTAAATAACGATAAAGACTGGGGAACAAATCCATGTTGTGAGATTGCTTTAAGACCAAATCAGTTTTGTAATCTTTGTGAAGTAAATGTGTCAAACATAGAATCACAAGAAGATTTGAATGAAAGAGTAAAAGCCGCATCATTTATTGGAACATTACAAGCAGGATACACTTCATTCCATTATTTAAGAGAAATTTGGCAAGAAACAACTGAAAAAGATGCTCTCATTGGCGTATCAATGACAGGGATTGGTTCTGGAAAAGTATTAAAATACGACATGAAAAAAGCCGCTAGTCTAGCCAAAAGAGAAAATACCAGAGTATCCAAATTAATTGACATTAATCCATCTGCGAGATGTACAACAGTTAAACCAGCAGGAACCACTTCATTAACATTAGGAACATCATCAGGTATCCATGCATGGCATAATGATTATTATATTAGAAGAGTTAGAGTTGGTAAGAATGAAGCTATTTATACTTACTTAAAATTAAACCACCCTGAACTTGTTGAAGATGAATATTTTAGACCACATGATACAGCTGTAATTAGTATACCACAAAAAGCACCTGAAGGTTCTATTCTAAGAACTGAATCTCCATTTGATTTATTAGAAAGAGTAAAGAAAGTAGCTACAGAATGGGTAAGGTCAGGACATAGAAATGGTTCTAACACTCACAATGTGTCTGCAACAATTAGTCTAAAAGAAGATGATTGGGATAAAGCTGGTGAATGGATGTGGGATAACAGAAAAGATTATAACGGATTATCTGTACTACCTTATAACGGAGGTACATATACCCAAGCTCCATTTGAAGATATAACAGAAAAAGAATATGACAAAATGATGGAGTCACTTAAAGATGTTGATTTAAGTAAGGTTGTTGAATTAGATGATAATACAAACTTAACTGGTGAACTAGCTTGTGCGGGTGGTACTTGTGAAATAGATATTGATTTAAAATCTATAGAAAAAGAAAAAGCGTTGGATGAGGCATAAATTTAGTAAGGAAATATTATATCACTTTAATTGTGGTAAATGTAATAAATGGTGGTCAATTGCTGACTACCATTTATTTTCTAATAATGTACCAGAAAATGAAAAAAAGGTACCTATTTTAATAATGTGTCCCCACTGTGGACATAATGAAGAAATAATGGAAAATAAAAATGAATAGAAGAGACGATTGGATTTCAGAATTACATTATAGAGAATTTTTAAAACCTAAACTACAAGGTAAAGATTTTTATTGGGAAAATGGGATGATGGTAATGACAGAAGATTATCACAAAAGAAGAGGTAGTTGTTGTGGTAATGGATGTAAACATTGTCCATATTGGCCACCACACCAAAAAACAAACACACAACTAAAAGAAGGGAGTAATATTAACCATAGCCCCCAACAAACTAATATTTGAAGTATTTATTATAAAAAAGAATGCCCAATCAAAGATATGGTATAACGTTTCCATTTACTGATAGTAGTGAAGGATTTTTTCTTGGACTTAATAAAATACCAGATAGTGAAGTTAGGTCCAATTTAATACACTTAATACTAACACTTAAAGGTACGCGTTATTTTTTACCTGATTTTGGTACTAATTTGATGAGGTATATTTTTGAACCTATGGATTCAGCAACAAAAACATCTATAGATAATGAGATAAGAGAAGCGGTAGATAAATTTATACCTAATTTAACTATAACTAAAGTAGAAGTTAAAACAGCTGAGGATGTTAGACAAGAAGAAAAAGAAGAAATAAATTCACCAGATATGGAAGATAATAGTTTTACCTTTGTTGGTACCACAGAAAGAGAATACTCAATAAGAGTTAGAATAGATTTTACATCTGGAGATAACGTATTCCAAACGAAAGACTTCGTAATAATTAATTTATAATATGGCAGAAAAACAAATATCGTACACTGAAAGAGATTTTCTAGGGATAAGAAATGAACTATTAAGATTAACTAATACCTATTACCCAGACTTAATACAAAATGCTAATGACGCATCTATATATTCAGTTTTTTTGGATTTAAACGCTGCAGTAGCGGATAATCTAAACTTTCAAATAGATAGGACATTCCAAGAGACAGTATTACAATTTGCACAAGAAAGAAGTTCTTTATATAATTTAGCTAGAACCTATGGTTTAAAAGTTCCAGGTAATAGACCATCAGTAACTGTTGGTGATTTATCAGTAATTGTACCACCTTTGGGTGATAAAGAAGATTTTAAATATTTGGGGTTATTAAGAGCTGGTTCACAATTTAATGGCGGTGGACAAATATTTGAATTAGTGGACGACTGTGACTTTTCCTCACCTTATAGTGTAGAGGGAATACCTAATCGTACAAAAATACCAAATTTTGATTCTAATGGTATTCTGGTTAACTATACTATAACTAAAAGAGAAGTTTTAGTTAATGGAACCACTAAGATATTTAAAAAAGAAATTTTAGATAGTGACAGTAAACCGTTCTTTAAATTATTTTTACCAGAAAAAAATATAATATCCGTAACATCCATTATACAGAAAGCAGGATTATCCTATCAGTCACTACCAAATACTTCAGAGTTTATATCACCACTCTCTAATAAGTGGTATGAGGTAGAAGCTTTGGCTCAAAATGAGGTATTCGTAGAAGACCCATCTACACCACCGGATAACGTTAGTATGAAAGTTGGTAAATATGTTACGGCACCTCAGAGATTTGTTACGGAATATACACCTGAAGGTTTTTTCTTTTTAACATTTGGTGGTGGAAACCAAACGTCTCAAGACCTATTAGACGAATTTAGTTCTAAAGGAGTTAAATTAGATATGTCTAGGTTTATGAATAACATAGCCTTAGGTAATACAGTAAAAGGTAATACAACCTTATTTATTCAGTATAGGGTTGGTGGTGGTAAAGCATCAAATATAGGTGCTGGAGCAGTTACTAATGTGGGTACTATAGATTTTGTTGTGGCTGGACCAAGTCAACAAATCAATCAAAGTGTTATTAATAGTTTAGCTGTTAATAATGTAACTTCAGCAATAGGAGGTGCTGACCCCATGAATCAAGAAGAAATAAGAAATTATATATCATTTAATTTTGCGGCTCAACAAAGAGCTGTAACAATAAATGACTATGTCTCTCAACTAAGAACAATGCCTTCATCATTCGGTGCACCAGCAAAAGCAAGTGCGATGGAAATAGAAAATAAAATTAAGTTAAATGTACTATCATACACACCAGAAGGTACACTAACATCTAACGTTAGTTCTACACTTAAAAATAATATAGCCACATACCTATCAAATCATAGAATGATAAATGATTATATAATGGTTGGGTCAGCAAAAGTAATTGATTTAAGTTTTGAAATTGATTTGGTTTTAAATAATGATGTAAATCAGGGTGAAGTGGTGACTAATGTAATTACAATCGTTGGTGATTATTTTGGTGTTAGTAAAATAGAAATGGGGCAAGATTTATCTTTAGGTGAATTAAGAAAACAAATAATGAATGAACCTGGTGTCGTCAACATAGTAGATATTAGAGTTTATAATAAAGTAGGTGACCCATATTCACAATCAGTTAGTACACAACCATACTCTAACGCTACCACAAAACAAATAGGGTTAATAGATGATACCATTTTCGCACAACCTGATGAAATATTACAAATTATGTTTCCTCAAAAAGACATAGCTGTAAGAACTAAGAGAAACTCTAAACCCACTTTCTCCTAAACTTTACTATATTGACCAATAACTTACTTTTAATTTTAATGGTGGAACTATTTATTTTATATACACCATAAACCCTTTTTGGGTCAATATATAATGTAAAAGATGTCTAAATCTATTAGAGTAAGAACACAAGTTGGAAAAGACCAAAAAGTAAGTTTTGAGTTAAAACAAGATTTTGACTTATTAGAAATTTTAAGTTTATCCCTATCACAAAATGATGTTTACACTAGAATGTGTGCTGATTTTGGTGTGGTAGTAGGTAGAGTAATATCTAATGGAGGTTACGGAATACCCAATGCTAAAGTATCTGTATTCATTCCAATAGATAGAGAAGATGAACAAAACCCCGTAATACAACAACTATATCCCTACACTCAACCCTTTGATACAACTCCTGACGGAAAAAGATATAACCTATTATCAAAAGACCCAAATTTTGATTGTCATGTAGCCGTAGGGTCATTCCCATCAATAAATGATGTTTTAGAAAAACAAGCAATAGAATATGTTTATGATAAATATTATAAATTTACAGCTAAAACTAATGAAGCGGGTGACTTTATGTTATATGGGGTACCACTAGGGGACCAAACTCTAGTTATGGACGTGGATTTAAGTGATATTGGTTGTTTTTCTATGTTACCAGAAGATTTTAAACAATTAGGATTTCCTGATTCTGATTTTGATGGGACTAGATTTAGAAATGATGCGGCGATAGATTCACTACCACAAATTATAGGACAACAAAAATCTATAGATGTTAGACCATTTTGGGGTGATGAAGAGTTTTGTAGTGCTGCTATAACTAGAGTAGACTTCGACCTTTCAAACTCAGGAATTAAAATACAGCCAACATCAGTTTTAATGGGTAGTACAGCTACAGATACCGATAAGGAATCTGTTAACAAAAGATGTAGACCAAGAAAACATATGGGGGAACTATGTAGTCTTACAAGTCAACCAGGAATAATAGACTGTATTAGATACACACCATTTTTTAAGGAGGATACATCAGCTTTTCCAGAATGGCCTTATGATGGTACTGGTGGTGGTGGTGGACAAGTCCCAGTAATGGAAAGATTTTATTTTGATGATGGTGGTAGAGTAATTGACGAAACTGGTTCTTTTTTAGTACATGTACCTATGAATTTAGACCATGTTATTACAGATGAATTTGGTAATTTAGTTAAGTCTAATGACCCTACTTTAGGGGTGGCTACAAGAGCTAGATGTAGATTTAGAGTTAGGCCAGAATCATCTGCTGGTACATCTAGACAAAGAAGACGTGGTTCACATTTAGTACCACAAATTAGAGAATTTGGACCACACACAGACACTAATGGTGATTATCCTGAAATAGGAGAAAATTTGGTTGATGGTGACGGTAATAATAAAAGATATGACCCATATTGTTTTTCTATAGAATATAGTGATTATCATCCTTGGGCTCAGGCAAATTTAATACCAGGAGCAAAAGATTTATTTTATGACATGTCATTTAACAGAGTATATACGTACTCTCAATTTCATGACCACGTTAAACACGACGGTAGAAGACAATTTATTGGGGTTAAAGAAATATTACCAGAACAAGACCAACAATGTTCTACAAGTGCAATGTTTTTCCCAATCAATAGTGCGGTTAGAAGAGCAAAAACTATAATATTTTTAAATCAATTCATTCTATTTTTTGTATATGGGATATATTTGATGATGAGTTCATTAATTGGTATTATCGCTACAGTTTTTGGTATTATAATGGTGGTTGTCGCCATAGTAATGGTAGTTATATGTGCGATACACGACCTACTTAGTGCTTGGGGGTGGCTTGCAAGTATGTTAGGTATAGGACCAGCACCTACAATATGTTCCATGTTAACTTGGAGTAGTTCCTGTCAACCCACCTGTACTGTTTTCGGGATACCTTCAGGGTTTATTTTATTCACCTTAAGACAAAAAAAATATCCAGAATGTGAAGAGTGTATGTGTAGAACTAATGTACAAGGAATAAATGGTAATGATATGGCATTGTTGGGGCCTGGGTATGGTTGGAGTAACGATGATTGTACAGTCTCAACTAATATTTGGGGAATTGAGAGAGATGTGGTTTGTTGCCCAGATTCATATGGTTATGATTCAACAACCTCTAATCCACCACTGAACGCTTTAGGTACTAGTAGTACCAATGTTAATAATGATTTGGGTGCTGGTGGGGGTTGTTATGTTAAACCAATTTGTATGAATGTAGCATGTCTCGCATTTAATACTAATACAGTATTAATAAGAGAATGGTATAGAAGAGAAAAAATATTTTCTGCATTGTGTAATGGTATAATGAATTATTTTTGGGAAAATGCTTGGGTAAACGGGTTCCTATACCAATTCCAATTTAGAGCTAAACTATCTTATGATGCAGGTAACGATACTTACGCTACACCAGCGACTAGTTACTGTAAAAAAGTAGTATACTTACACCCTAATGACCATACTTTTTATTATAGGTGTACACCATTTAGATGGCAATCAGCAACCACAGGTAAATTTATTGGTGACACAGATGGTGTAACAGGTGGAAATAATAGTGATAATGAACATTCTGCTGGTGATATGGACCGACATCTTTATTTCCCAACTACGATTGTTGACATGGGGTCAAGAAACCAATGTATACAACAAATATGTTTAGATGAAAAATTTGCTGAAGAATGTTCAGTAACAGACCAGATAGGTAGTACCTCATTCCAAGATATAACAGACTTGGTTTCTGACGCTTATAATATGAAAGCCAGACAACAGAATTTACAGTTAGGTGATTTATTTGCTAGACCAGAATCAGAAATTGGTGGTGATATGGCACAAGCTTTAATGCAAAATTCTATGTTAGGTGTGTTTGGGTATGAAACTAATACAACTACAACATCTTGTGATTGTAGTGTAGCACCAGCCCCAAGCATACCAGCAACAGGTGATATAGAATATCCTTTACCTAATAATTGGAATGATACTGGTGTGTATGTTGACTACGCTGTTAATGTAAATGCGGGGTACGATATTCAATGGAGACCTCATTTATTTACCGCTGGTACCCCAACCATCATGACAGGTATGGATTTAATAGATTGTTTAGCTTATGAATTATCTGGTAGTTCACAAATAATACCTTATTATCTTTGGAGGGTAGATGGTTCTAGTGGATTCGGTACAGAAAATAATGATTGGCAATACACCACAGGTTCATATCAATCACAAACTTATAATTGGACAATACCAGGTACACCATTCTTCAATACCGCACCACTACTTATACATTCGGGGGATTACCAAAATAATGTAGGTGCGTTGAATAGTTTACCACAACCTGGAACTCCAGGTGACGCATACCCACCTATGACACCAAACACAGGGCCCTCTATGTTGTTCTCACAACCATTATTTTATTATTTTGGGTTGAGGCCAGGAGAAACAGCTTATAATAAATTTATTAGATTATATGTGGATGAAGAATTAGCTAATAGTGTAATATAATGAGTAATAAAAAAAACATAAGAATTGTTAGGGGCGAATCTAGATTTGCTGGTTCACAAAATAAAGATATTAGTTTACAACCTTTATTAACATCAGAACAACGCCCAATGATTGAGGGGGATAGAAATCTAGTTCTTAATCTTAGAGACCAGTTTGATTTTGAAAGAGATTATTCTACAATTTATAGGCCATATGGTAAAATAGACGTTTTATATAGTAATAGGATAACAGGTGAAACTAATGACAATAGAGTTTTGGAGTATATGTATTTTACGCCGGATTATATAGGTTGTCCAGATATTACGGTAGCAAGTGTGGGGCAAACTTATTGGAGTGGTCCACCGTGTGTCGGATTACCACCATCTGATTTATTTACTTTTATGCCACCATATAGATATGGTACAGTAAACGCTTCACAGTATAGTAGTTTGGACTCATACCAAGATAATTGGGTTGCTTATATATCCTATATTTCAGATTGTGACAGTGGTCAAACTATGAGTTTTAGTGTGGGCGATGGCACAGACGGAATAAATTTCAATAGTGGTGATGGGATTCCAGCTCGTATACAAGTAATAACTACAAACGGTAAAGAAACAATAAGAATAACAACACCATCACCCCACGGTATATCATCCGGAGAATTTGTAGAATTACAGAGTAGTGCATCAATCAGTAACTTTGGTGGGGCCACACTAGTCTCAACAGTGCCAATTACTACAGATATAAATAATGTGTCCGTAACCACCAATAAAAACATATTTAACGTAGATTTTTTGGGTAATGAATTTGCTAATTCAGAAACTCACGTTTTAAATATATACACTAAAGGGATAGACATAACAGCCATACCAACAAACTCTTTTTGTGTGATAAAACGTATAATAAACATAGACAATATTAATGAAACACGTTCTAGATATTGTAGTCACATCCACACATTAATAACTAACTCTTCAGACTATACATTGGATAGGACAGGTTTTGAAAATGGTATTTACAATAAAAAAGGTAGGGTTTTTAAGTCTAAAAAAACACCAGATAATTATGGTGATAAAACGGTAATACTAGAAGATTTTAAGTCTTTTTTATGGAATATAAACATGGATGTGGATGTAGAAGAATTTTTAGATAATCTAAACAGACCATTAACTGACTTATACCTAACAATATTCCAGACAAATAGAAATCTTATGTGGCATTATGAAGCCCCAGCCAATTCCCCAGCAGGGTACGGATGGGATTGGAATTTTAGACATAACGGATTTGTAGACCCATTTGTAAATAATGATACCAACCCAACAAACTTATTTCAAAACACAACTAATGGTTTAGACCCGTTACCTTTAAGTGGTACAACATATAGAGGTGCCTTTGTTGAGTACAACCCTTTTGAATTAAAGGAAAGGGTAGTTTCTGAAATCAAACACTCTTTAAAATTTAATACAGATGCTATGTATGAATTTGCTGGGTACCCAAATACATCTAGTTCACAAGTACATGTAAAATCTATATACAACTATCAACCACATCACAGAATACCAATACGTAAACTATCAACAACTATAAGTTATGAAGATAGTCTATTTACAACACCACCATACGCTACCTATTCTTTATCAGAGGGGACTTTTAGGTGGAGACCAATATTACCTATAGATTTTTTTGAAGATGGGGATAATGGGGTCACTTACCCATATTTAAATGATGCACATTATCCATATTTAAATATAGAATTTAAAATAGAACCTATAATGTTTGGGTATAGCTCTAGTAGCATAAATGTAGTTTCAGGATTTGTCGATGTCTGCGAATAGAATACAAATAAAAGCGTCATTAAAAAATAAAAAAGTTGTTGTGCCTTTAGGTCAAATTTTTGATGAAGTAGGTAGAGAACAACTTTTAGAAATGTATGATGAGATAGAGTTACAAAATAATATAAACTATATACAAGATTATGAAACTACTAGATACGCACCTAATTACCCACCTAAATTTGAAATATATTACGAATTTGAATTTTGGGATAGTGCAAATTCTACCTATGTCAGTGATTTTAATATATTAGATTATAGTAATTCCGAATTAGCAAAAAACGCACAAGCCTTCACTAAAAGTTTTTTTAAATTTGATTTTTTTGATACACCAGTCAGAGAAGAACAAAAACTACTATTCTCAACAATAATGCCTACCAATAACTGTAGAAAAAAAAGTGTAGTTATAGACCCAGCAGAAGACCCAGAAGAATATTGGAATCAAAGAAGTGAAGGTATCAACTTACCACAATATGATGTATATACACCAGCTTTCTCTGCTGCATCAGCTCCTGAAGGTGCTAATGAAAATTATTATTTACAATGGTTAAAAGATAGAGATTTATTTACTGGTAATACATTTTACATGACCTGTAAATTTTTTAATGGTAAAACTGGCACAGTCATCAGAATGTTAAATCAGTTACCATCACCGATACAAGGACAATATAGTTTTGAAGATTTTTTCTATTACCAGATAATTTTAAATATAGAAACTGGTAATACAAACCCAAAATATAATTATACAGTACACCCGTATAATTCAGTAGCTGGAGCTACTGGAATAACATTAGCACCAGCAGGTGAAACGGTCTTAGGACCAATAAAATTTTATGAATACGTAACTACATAGTATGGATATACAAAAGTTTACAATACGAAGAAATACCCCGGACACTGGGAGTACTGGAACAATACCCTGTACTGGAGGTACAAATTTTTACCCTATAAACCTTAGTACAAATTGTTCGGGAGACACGATGTATAACTCAACAGGTTCTCAAATAATGAGTGCTTTAGATAGTGGTGTTATGTCTAGTTTTCCGGATGAACTAAAAGATTGTTCACCTACAATCCCATGTGTTATTTTATGGGACGCGGCATTAAGTCCAAACCCAAATAATTGTTATAATCCAGACGGGTATAGTTATGTTAAATTTAAAGGTTTAGTACTTACTTCTGGAGGAACCTTCTACACTGGTAGTTATAATGATTTAATTACAATATATGATGTTACAAATACAAACATAAATCAACCGTTAAACTCACAAGGTGTTAATGCATTTTGGGGTGAAAGTGTGGAAATATGCAGTTGCTTGGACCCACTAGACGACATTTTGTATAAGTTACCCCTAACATTAACACAAGACTTCAATGATATAGGGCACTATAGTATTTGGGATGGAAGAATAGACCAACAACAAGTATTTTCTAATTTTACTTTTACAGCTAACACTACAGGGAATGGTATGAAAATACAAGTATATAATACAACCAACTTTGGTTCGTATAAAGAATTCCAACAATCCCCATATAGAATTGATTGGGGTGAATGTGATTGTTCTATACCAGTTAATGCTAACGGTTATCCTTGTTGTGAAGATTTACAATACCCATCATTAACAAGTGAATATGAATATGTAAATCCATCACAATATAGTATTAAGATAACACATGAAGGTCCATGGGGACCAACGTCTGTTAGTCAAATAATAACGGTACCGAACCTAACCTACACCCAGATACTTGCCCAACCATTTTCATCAGCACCACCAACAGGAGCTGGAATGGGTGGAGCTGCGGTAGGAGCAGGGGTAGCACTATCACCAACAACACCAGGAGGTAACCCATATCAAGTAAATTTAAGTGGTCCTAACCCAACACCATCAGTAACACCACCACCAATGTTTACCTCAACAGCGTATCACGGTACTTACGGTACTATTGGTACACCAAACTATTACCCTTTAGATTCTGGTACTAACATAAATCAATATAGTGGTACCTCTATAGGTTGTTTTGAACTTACGGGTATCACAGAAAGTTCAGTAGGTATATTTTCTACATATAGTAATGTACCATCTACAACAGCTCCAGGATTTTTACCTAATGGGTTTGAAAAATTTGTCACAGTACCTGTTGGTGGTGACGTTATAGACCCATTAACTAACACTATAACAGCAGGTATGATGGGTGAGATATTTGAAGCAAATGCAATATACACTGGATATACAATATCTTCCGCAAATGGACAAACTCCTATAGATTTTTATGACTTTCCAAATGGAATAACAATTTTTGTAGCTACTAGTTGTGGTTTAAATTCTTTAGCGTTTGGTGGTGAAGATTGTTTTGAATGTCCCGAAGAAACTTGTGAATTTTGTTTAACTAAAGATGAATATATTGATAGGGTTACACTCACAGTAGAAACTATAACACCTAATCCACCATCTAACCCACCTAATTGGTCACCTTTTGTAGATTATGTTAAAGGAGATATCGTATATGATGTAACACCCCAGTCTTGCTGTTGTTATATTGCTGTAACAGATATAACACAAACAAGTAATACTGGAGGTAACAGTCCATTTGCAGGAATACTACCACACCAACTATATCAAGGTGTCTATATTAATCCTACTGGACCTGATGTACATGTGTGGGAAGGTTGTACACCTGATTGTGTGAGTTGTCCTACAGGAAGTGCTTTACCTTGTGAAGACCCTTATAATATTTTTAATGCGTATTCACCTATGGGTACTATTGGGATAGCGGGACAGTGGAATAACACACAAGTTTTTAACGCTGGTGAGTTTATATATGGTCCAGACGGAAATTGTTATAGAGCAATAAATAATGTACCAGCTGGTATCGTACCAACAGCCACTACTAACGTAACAAGTTGGGATTACGTGGGATGTGCAAGTTGGGTGTGTCCACAAGACTTAACAAATGTTGGTGTTGACGTTTGTGAATTAATTTCAGGGAGTACTCCTAATAGTTTTACTTTCTACGCGGGACCAGGAGGTTGTCTAACCGCATATAATAATGGTAATTGCCCTGTAGATGATAGATGGCATTGCCCAAACCAATATAATTGTGACACACCTGGATGTATCCAAATAGATTATACACATCCACAATATAATAATCCTGGTTACCCACTATCAGTTACTTTTTCATCAATGACAGATTGTGAAGACTGGTGTAACCCTATAGCTTGGTCATGTACAACACCAACAAATACACCATGTTGTTCTGAAGTTTCGTGTGCTGCTTTACCAGATTCAGACTATTATGATATAATGACAAATTATATACTTGCTACAGCACAAGTAACCGCCACTAATAACCAACTATTCCTAGACCCATTTTACACTTTAAATGATTGTGAAACTGGTGTCCCAGGACAAGGAATATCCGCATGTTGTGATTTTACAGCTTGGGAATATTTTTGTGACACAGGGTGTGTACAAATAACAGGTGGTAATTATCCCACTTCTGGTGATTGTGCAAGTGACCCAAATAATCTAGGTGGTTTACCAGGTCCTTGTGGTTGGGACTGTTATGACCCCTGGTACCAACCATGTAGTGGTGGTACCGGTTTTCCTGGTAGTACTACTTGTGTACCTTGTTATACTAATGGTTGTGGGCAATACAATACCTCAGCAGATTGTTGTACCTATTGTAACCCACCATTAACTGACTGTTGGGTTTGTTTAAGTGGTTCAGCTACACCATGTCAAAATCTAGCACCTTGTCCCACACCATTACCAACTTGGGAGGCGGACTGGGCTATTGACCCAGCACTTGTACCATTAAGTGGGTTTGGAGCAAATCCAAATCCTACAGACCCAACCTTAGCTTTACTATATCCAAATGGGTCCTACGCTACTGCACAAGATTGTTATGATAATTGTCCTACAGACGGTGGTATAGATTGTTTAGTTAGTTTAACTAATGGTAGTAGTTATGGTAATTGTGCAAATTATCCAAACCCAGTTGCATTACCTAGTGGTTGGGGTTGGTCACCTGGAGGCCCTTATGATTCTTATTCAGCTTGTTGTATAGCAACAGGTTGTTGTGATATAGAGTGTGATGAAAACTCTTCGATATTTAATCCAATGAGTGGATTATATGACCCATCATGGCCATATTGGCCTTGTGTTTACACTAGTGTTGCAGTAGGAAGTGCTAATATACCTTGTAGTCCTTTAGGGCCAGTATATTGTACATTTACAGAATGTGTGACAGCCAATCCAAATGGTTGTATTCCTGACGGAGAAACTTGTGAGTGTGCGTGTGACCCATTTACTGGTGGTGTTGGTGTAGACCGAGAAGAGTGGGATAGTACAGCTAATGATTATGAACTATATGATTATGTAGCTTGGCAAGTAGGAGCACCTGATGTTTGTTGCTATTATTGTGACGTACCAATGGGTAGTAATCCTTACGTGGGTCCACCAGCAGGATTTTATGATTGTAATTATTTTATACCTGGAGGACCAGACGCACCAAACGGAACACCAAATGCTTGGATTAGTTGTGGTAGCACCCCAAGTGGGAATACGGTTGGTGGTTGTGACCCATGTCAACAAGTTGATGGGGATACCTATAGTTGTGACTTTATTGATGGTTGTGTTCTTAACGTTATACCATGTAATTTTGTTCTAGGTTCAGAAGCAGCTAACAACTGTTATACTGCTAGTACATGTATGGACCACTGTAAGGCAGGTTGTTTTTGTGATGATAATGGTACACCATCAGACCCTTCGGATGATTTTACAGATTGTGTAATGCAACAGGATGTTATAAATGGAGTAACGACTAACTCATCAAGTTGGTACGGGTTTTTAAGTGTATGGCAGTGTCAACAAGGTATATTAGCACCACCACCAGGTAATTTAAATTGTTGTTCTGGTGCAACTAGTAAATTTCATTGTGACGATACTGAATGGTGTAGTTCATTAAACCCTTGTGTAGCACCTGATGGTTGTGGGTGTATAGAAGTTTTTCCTGGAGACCCACTGTATCCCACAGCAGCTTATACTACTTTATCCGACTGTCAACAAAATTGTAAGTGGGCTTGTGACCCTTCGTCAACCGGAGGACAATGTCAATTTGTAGGTAATAATCCATTAAATTTATTTCCAGAACATACTTCAGCTTTTGACTGTTGGTCAAATACAAATAACTGTAACTGTACAGCACCTTCAGTTTATTTTTGTGATACCAATGCTGGACAATCAGCAACTACTACAAATTGTTTTCCAGAAACTACTATAATAAGTTGGATTGCTACACCACCTTTCCCAGGATGGACCCAAAATCAAGTACTTGGACAACAGGGTACTGGTACACCTTATCCAGCTGGTGCTACTGGATTCGCTTCCTTAGGGGACTGTCAAGCAGCTTGTAGATTTTGTTGTGACACAAATGTTAGTTGTACTTGTGACTTAAACCCGTATAACTTTTCTTGTGCGTTATCTATAGGAGATTGTATAAGTTTACAAACTCAATATCCTTGTTGTCCACAAACAACAGAATATTGTTGTGATGAAACATTAGGGTGTATAAGTTTTGTTGGTACGATGCCAGCAAGTTGTGTACACGGACCATTCACAACACCAACCCAGTGTCAAGACGAGTGTAATTTCATATGTGGAGAATGTAAACCAGATTTAGGTCCTATAGCACAACCAGACCCATGTCACTGCAGTCTTATAACTATACCATTTTATTCAGCAGTACCACCATATGGTGCTTGTACAGCTTATAATACTTTAGCAGACTGTACAGCCAATTCTTACCCATTAGGTGGTACAGGTTCTAACAATACTACATGTTGTCCGTGTGAAGATTGTAAAACAGCAGGGAGTGTTACATTCCCAGTAATTGACGCCACTGGTACTTGGTCGTTAAGTAACGTTGTAATACCAACGCCAATAGTAGGTAGTGTACTTGCAACCCCAGCATGGACTCCGGCGATAAGTTATAATATAGGTGATGTTGTAATTGACGCTGGTGGAAGTGGAGGAACATTAACTAGTTGTTGTTTTGTTATGGTGTATGACCAATATGACCACGTTTTACATAGTTTTATGAATCCACACCAATGGTATGACGCATACGCGAATGAATTAGCAAATAATACACCTAGTACATTTCCTGGTGGACAACCAAATGGAGGGTACCCAATGTGGGTACCATGTGACACCAGTTGTCCTAGCACAGCTGCAACTCCTACGATGTATGAATGTCTTCCAGGGCAACCAGTATATACTGTATGTTCTAACGCAACTCTGGAATACCCAATAAACCCAGTAGGAACAACTGGGTTCGGAGCGATGGGTATTAATGCAGGAACCAGTTCCTGGCACTTTCCTCAAATATTTTTTGATTGGATAGTACAAACTTACCCACCAAATACACCATTTGCTAGTAAAAAAGCCGTAAGTCCAAACGCTAGCAATGCTTCCTGTCCTAATCCTGACCCTAATCAGTATGGTGGTGCTGGTGGAATATTTAGAACAACCCCTCATTGTCATTCTTCAAATGTTATATATACCACAGCAAATGGATGTCCCCAGTCTGTAACTTTCCTTGATTGGAATGATGCTATAGCTCAATTAAATCTGGTTAATGCAAATCTAAGTTTACCACAAACATTTAATACGGGTATGAATGTACAAGAAGCAAGAGATGAAATGACTAGTTATGGGGAAACCGCTATTGGGCTTTTTGCTGGAACATCTAGTTGTCAATGTTCACAAATAGGTCCATGTTCTTGTCAACAATGTACTAGCGGACTTAACTGTGTATATCCAAATTTAGCATTATGTAATATAGCAGCAACTGCAACTCCTTGTTGTCAACCACCACAAACAGGATACTATGTTTGTGACACAGGAAATCCAAACGTAGGTACTGGAGTTTGTCCTTGTGTGTGGGACGCAAATGCTATTGTGGGGTATAATACTATCTCAGATTGTACAGGTGACACCAGTACATGTTGTTACCAACCAACTCCAACAATGTGGAAATGTAGCCCTTATCCAGCAACTACATCAGGATGGTCAGGTTGGGATGGTTATTTAATACAGATGAATACTCTAGGGGCTACAGCGTTAAATCATTTTACTATAGACGCTGCAGATGCTCAATATCTAGTATCGATGGGGCAGTCTCAAGCATACGCCAATACAATAATAAATGCAGGATATTTCCCAGATGAACTAACAGCTTTACAAGTGTTTTTTGCTAAAGCTAGAGGGTTGGGTTATGATTTTGATGGTCCTAATTCTACGTTGGCTGGTACTAGTGTTAATGCTTACTACTTTGGTATTTCAAATTATGTTAGTGATGTACAATGTTTTCCATATACAACACAACCAGGATTACAACAATCTCCTGACTGTTTTGTACAAGTATCGGATGGTACCTATCGTTTGAAAAGACTGATAGTGAATACTACCATCCCATCTATACTTGGTGGTACTAGTTCTGCTCTTATCTACTTTAGTGAGAATACTTATTGGTATAGTGTAATGATGGGCTCATGTATAACCAATGCCAGTCAGAATATAATTTACAGTCCGAGTCAGGCGGGTAGTCCTCAGTATAGTCCTGATGGATATCTTCTTGACCTTGCATTACTTATTAGTACCATAAATAATGACCAAAATATACCTTGTAATCCAGGTCCTTCAGCACCTACTGAAGCACTTAAGGTTATTTCTAGGAAAATGTGTAGACCACCATGTGAATGTTACCAAGACCCTAGTGGTGTATATAGTTCACTGTCACAATGTGAACTAGACCCAACAAATTGTTGTGATACAATTATACCAGATAGTTGGGATTGTGTTAATTGTCCGGGAACATGTAATTGTTTAGACCCAGGAACCGGACTAGGTCAATACCAATCCTTGGGTGCTTGTCAAACTGTTTGTGTAGACCCAGTATCATTAGGTTGTGAAGATTGTGATATTACCTTAGGTAATGTTTTAACTGGACCATCAAACTATTTAGGAAATTATAGTCCCGCTATCACATATCAAATAAATGATTGTGTAGTTTCTGATGATGATAATTGTTGTTATTGTTGTGTACCAGCAGGACCCCTACCAAATAGTACAAACCCATACACTTCTCAAAGTCTACAAACTATGCTATTTCAAGTTGTCGCACCTCCAGTTTGTAAAAATGGTCAAGGAGACCCTAGTTCTATTATAGGTATAAATATTAATGGTGGAATGTGGTTACCGTGTAACGTTGATGTTAATAATGACCCATGTGGTACTGGAACCATTGTAGAATGTGATGTCTGTAATACGACACTATATAACGATTTACCAACACCAGTAAGTTTCCCACACCAAACAATTAATACAGCATATACTTCTGTACCATTTCAAGTAGGTGAATGTATATATAATGTAGACCCTACAGATGTCAACGAAAATTGTTGTTGGTGTTGTGGTTGTGAATTTGGCTGGGATATTGTTGATAACAAATGTTTAGAACCCCCTGCTGGACCAAATTCATCAACAGCTAGGTCTGCACAATATAGTTCAGTAATGCCACCACCTTGTCAAATTGTTAATATGGACCCAGGTAGTGGTGACCCTAACACTGGTGATTTTATAGTTAATAATGGTACCTATAATAGTGCGTGGTTACCTTGTGGTGTTAATAGTCTAAATAATCCTTGTGGTGGTGCAAATAGTTCATCCTCATCATCTATAGTACCTCTTTAATTTAAAATGATTATGGAATATGGGAAACATAAAAAATATGAAATAGGGTACATCAAAGTAGATAAAAAAATTTATATGCCTACAGTAGAAAGGTTGGATAAATGGGTTGATATAATATCTAAAAAAAAATGGTATAATAATTTTGAATTTTATATTACAGGTTCTTTTACAAGTCACATAATGAAAATAAGACCTTTTTGGCCTACATGGGATGTAGACATGGTTGTAACACAAGAAGAAGGTAAAGAATTGGACTACGATTTAATTAAAAGAGTCTTACTGGAATCTGTTGAGGTTGCTTTAATAGATTGTGATTTTTGGATGGACCTAAGTTTCCAAAGAAAAAAAGATATATGGGGGTTAAAACCAGGACAATCACTAAATAACGCAGACACTCACATAGTAAAAGCAATCAAATATAGTAATAAAGGTAAGGTAGAGTTAACTAAAGATTTATGGGAAATACACAGAGAGTTTCCCCTAAAAAAACATATAGCAAGAAATAAGTTTGGTTTTAAATACGGTAAACCAATTTCAATAAAAGAATATAAAGAAAAATATTATAAACAAAATGTGTCAGTATAAATTATTACTGGGATATTTATAATAAAATAATAGATGGGATTTAAAAAAATTTTTAGAAATGGTTGTATACCACCTTTAACAAAAGAAGAGGTTTTAATGAATGTTTGTGAAAGACCAGAAACCAGGTCTAACATATTTATTGAAAGAGGTAAAATAACCGTCTTTGAAAAACCCCAAAGACTAGGACAAACACCAAATTTAGGTGAGTTAGAGTTACATGGATATGGGTTTTATAAAATTAATAAACAACCTTAAAAATGGCATTAGGAGCATACGGAATAAAAAGACCAGCTGACGTACTTCCAGACGACGTACAAATTATTGTACACTACACACCAAGTAGGGACGCAACCTCTAATTTTGTAGTTTCACAATTACCAGCAAATACCTTATTAACACCACATTACCACCAAAATAATACTGGTGGGGCAAACGGTGTTGAAATTCTAGGTGGACTATACGATTTACAATTACCGTCCAACGTATTCGCATCTAAAGGAATTTATACAATTTATATTAGACCAGTAGAGATAAGAACTACTATAATAGATTGTGGTATCTTAGCTTCTCTACCAAACGTAAAAGGGCTTGTCTTTGATTTAAATAATGTACCAGCAGCATATAGAAGTAGATTTAAACCCCATTCTTTAGTGGGTTATAGAATAGAATACTTACAAGCAAATGGAGAAAAAATACATAACTTTTTTAGAATAGTAACATCTAATTTTTATTGTGAACCAGTAGCAGCAAACCTAACAAACCCAAATCAGGTAGCACCAAGATACGTCTACACAAACACTGAAACAAATTTAATATTTTGTACACTAACACCAACAAGTGCCCCATCAAATAATCCTAACGCGATTCCATTTATAGGGCAACCGGGACAAAACGTTATAATTACAAATACATTTTTTAACCCGATTGTTTTAGATGTAGAAATGGTAGACCATGATTTCGACACTTTAGCTATTGCATTATACGGTAACCAATCTAAATCAATAGACGACGGAATCTACACTCTTTATGACTTTAACCAAAATATCTATCAACAATACGATTTATATGAGGTTAGAGACCAATTTAATGACCAATTATACGAAATTAGAGCAAATAGAGGTAACAATATAGATTTTAGTAAGACATTTAGTACAATAAACGTTTAACGAGTTATGGCTAGTAATAGATTTAGATATCCACCAGCACCAGGACACGGAGGAGATACCTTTAGTGATAATCTAGTAGGTAATCAAATAACAGACGGGTCTTCACAAATGACCATGGGTAATTTTTCCATTGGTCAAGAATACACTCGAAGTGTATCCACACCTCAAAAACTAGAAGGATTTTCTAATCCAATTACCCTAGAGTCTCTAGATTTTAACGACTTAAAAACAGCACAGGCATTTGTAAAAAATAATTACCAAGTATACATTAATACCGATACAAATAATATAGCCGAATTAGTTTTATATGGTTCATTAAAAAAGAGATTAAGTGTTGCCACCCAAAGCATCATTAATTTTTTTCCCGCAGCTCTATTCATTGATGGGGTAAATTCACTTAACCAAAGTGGTAATACCACAGCTTATAATATAAACTACAATAGTGGCACAGACCAAACTACTTTTAATGTAAGTGTAGACCACATATCAAATCCATTTGTTATAGAATTTACCTCAAATGGTGAGTTACTTAATACACCTATTAGTAAGGAACAAATTTTAAATAATTTAGAAATGTTTGGTTATGGAGCTGACACATTAATTAAAGTTGCAGATGGGACAGTATCTAAATTAAGAAACTTAACTACAGAATATAAAAATTATGTTTTAACCCTGGGTGGGGAAATAAATGCTTTAGAATATAAAATAATAGATTTTAAACCACAAACTGTAACTACAGGTTTTCTAACTTTTACTGTTGAGGGTAATCCATTTATAAATAATAGTAGTACTACGGATACATTCTTTATTAAACCTAATAGTTTAGAAAGTGACGAAGTATTCAAAAACTTCGATTATGTTGAAAGGTTTTTAATGAACAGAGATGTAGTACCTGAATATACAGCAACTTTTAAATTAATAAAAGAATCTAGTGCGGGTGGAACATTTTATAGTAATACTATGATAACTTGGCCTAAACAAGACGCTATTAATATAGACATAACTAGTAGTGGGTACACTAATTATCTGACTCAGTTATCTGACTTAGGAAATGAATTAGATGTACAAAAAACTAACTTAGTTTCTAGATTTTTAACGGCACCAGTACTAAAAGAATTTGATACCACAGACCAAAAAATAGAAAAAACACTACAAATATATGGTAGAAGTTTTGATGATATAAAAACATTTGTAGATGGTATAGCTTATATGACCAATGTAACATATGACAGTAAAAATAACATACCTAACGAATTAATTAAAAACTTTGCAAGAACCTTAGGGTGGTCAACACCTAACACACTAAATAACAACACATTCCTAGACAACGTATTAGGGGTAACAGCACCAGAATATTCTGGTAGTAGTGTAAGTATGACACCAGCAGAATTAGATATAGAATTATATAGGAGGATACTACTTAACACAGGATACCTATTTAAATCAAAAGGTACTAGGAAATCTATAGAATTTCTATTAGGTTTAATGGGTGCACCTGAAGCGTTAGTTGAGTTTAATGAGTATATAGTTTTAGCGGACGCAAAAATAAATTTAAATAAATTTTATGATACTTGGGCTGTTGTTTCGGGTGGGACATATGTAACTAAAACAATAAAATATAGTATACCATTTTCATCTTTTACATATGTTACCGGTACAACCACTAATAACTTTAATTTTGGGGACTACCCAATAGACGGTTCTGGGTACCCAAAAGTACCACCAACAAACAACAATTTCTTTTTCCAAAGAGGAGCTGGTTGGTTCGAAAGAACAGAGGAACATAAATCAGATTTAATTATAAATCAAGAAGCCTCAACATTAAGTGGGTGTAATCCTAGTGTAGTAACTAAATTTAATAATTTTACTTGGGGTGGATTTTGGTCTACTGGTACACACTCTAACAACCCTAAAGCACCATATTTAGATAGATTTAGAAGATTCCCACATATGTATTTTGGGTATTCCCTAGAAAGAATTATAGACGACAAGAAATCTTGGGTAGAAATAGGGGAAGATATATATAGACCAGATTTAGACCCTGATATGGGCATTTTCCAAATAAATAACACACACCAAAACTTTAAAAACAATGTTTATAGGGAAAAATGTGGACAATTACAAAGAAGAAAAGAAAAATTAATTGCTAAGTTTGAAGAATTAACCGCAGCGGGTACAAACCCAAACTGGAGAAAAATACTTATAAGTAGAATTCGATATGTCGAAATGTTTCAAAAAAATAGATGTAAGACAGAAGATGAAACTAGAAGATATAGTTTTAACGATAGATATTGGAGAAGTGCATACTACCAAACAAGTAACGAAAAACTAATTTTAAATGTTAAAAATGTTGATTTACATTTAAACATAGGACAAGGATTGACGTACGATGTTTGGAGACAATCTAGTTTATATAATTGCATGTTTAGTGGGGGTACATTACCACCACCATACCCATCAAGTGGTGGAACTTGGGACTCAACTAACCCACAAATTAATGCTAAAAAATTAGATTTTAAGTTATTTAGAGATAATTTCTGGAAATATTTTATTGATGTTAAAAATAGAATGACTATAAATGACGGTAAAACTGGTGGGTATCCAGTACTACAACAAATGTACCTAGATTATCTAAATAAAAGTTGTGGTGATAATAATAAGTACACCTACACTAAAATGGTTGATTACGCTCAATCCATGGGTGACTATTGGATAAGGATAGTAGAACAAATGATGCCAGCAACAACACTATGGACTAGTGGTGTTAAAATAGAAAATTCTGATTTTCACAGAGATAAATTTGTCTATAGATGTTTTTCTATGTCAGGAATATCCTATGATTCTGGGTATACAACTACCTTTACAGTAAATCCTACAGGGTATACTTCTTTTCCAGCACCACAATTCCAAGCAAGGATGATGAGTTTCAACGCACCACCCGAAGCCCCTCAACCAAATACTATATATTATAATAACATACTAACCGGTAATACAACTAATCCAATATCCACTTATGCTTCTGAATATGATATAAATCAAAAGTCATTAATATCGGGAAGTGAGTTAGTGGTCAAAGAAGGTAAAATATTAGCTAATGAATTTAACACAAACAAAAGAAAATTTGAATCCGAACCAATCTTTACAAAACAAGGTAGTACAAATAATCTTTTATGTGTGTATGGTTTAAAAGAATTTGGTAATCAAGGACTAGGTTGGTTAAAAACCTACAATTTAAATAGTGGTGGAGGACTCACAAGTCCAACCCAACAAGCAACTACAACTACACCACCCTCACGTGGTGGTGCCTCGGGTATAAATACAACTTCTAGTGCTGGTTCTTCAGGTGGAGGTGGATATTCATCAAGTGCTGGAGCTGGAGGTTCTTCAGGCGGAGGTGGTGGAGGATATTAAAAAATAATATGGAAGAAAAAGTATATAGAACAAAAATAGATTTAAGAGTTTTAGGAGATGAAATAAAATTTGTTTTTTTTATGTCCGGAAATGTTAATAGTAGAACTCCTTCTGAAGTAATAAGTAAAAGAGCGTCATTTAATTTTATTTATGATACTAATTACCCAGTAGATGTTATTGTAGAAATAAAAAGTGGTGTACAAAGAACATTTCTATATTTTGACGAAAAAATACTAAAATATAATAATATAAATAAGTTTATAGGGTTAAAACCCACACCCATAATTTTAGAAGTTTTTACAAATTCTAAAGGCAATCTTGGGTTTGAAAAAATAAACACCTCAATGACTGGTGCTTTTCTAAGTCATAAAAACTATTTTAGTAGTAGTCCTAATAGTGGAGCTATAGAACCTTTTGGTAAAATTATTGGTGGTAAAGCACATGCCTTACAAATGATAATACCAGGTGTTACATTTAGAAGAAATACAATACATAACCTATCTTTTGATATGGATATTTTCATAGAAAAATGCGGTCAATATGTACATTCACTGGACTTTAAGGTTAATTTAGATGATGATAAAATAATTAAAGGTAATATTATAACTATAGAACCTGTAAAACAAATTACAACACCACCACAAACAATAAAATTAGAAACAACTTATCTAACACTACACTCTAAAGATTTGTCGGATAGAGAAGTGATATACGACTACAAAAAACAATTAACACCACAAAATTGTTTACCAGAGACTTTAGATTTAATTAGTAGTAGAGTTTACGCGGTGAAAAACCCATTAACACCAAACGTTAACTTAAATGATGTAAACCTACCAGCTAACAATTTAATACAAATACCATATAATATTTCTAGATTTGTAGAAAACAATGAGGTTAAAGAAAGTAGAAAAGTATTTAAAAATGGAAAATATGTGTACCCATTAAATTGGGCAAGTGAATTACAAAATAATGAACTTTTTAGTGAAGCTGACAAATGTTACTCTTTAAAATTTTCTACCAAGACACAATTAAAAGCTTTTGAAGAAAAATTAAAAACACAACAAATCGGAAGTATAGAAAATTATCCTACAATCAACTCGCAAGGACAAATACAAAATATACCCAGAACTTATTCTAGAATATCACAATGGGTTAACAGAAGTTCTTTAAATACATTTACAGATGTAAGGTTTACATATACTGTCGATGGTGATATTAACACAATAACTATTTGTCCTAGTAAAGAATGTACTGTAGGCCCCACAAAAATAGGTTCGGAAGAAGGATTATATACATCAGGTAATGAATACTTACTACCAAACGGAGAAGAATATGTAGGTTTCTACCATGTGCACCCAGAAAAAGGTGCAATGGTTGGAGCAAAACATAGTCCTAAAGCACATGACCTTCTCACAGCTCTGTATACTATAGCACCTATTAGTGCTAACACTGTAACAGATTTTTGTTTTACAACATACGATAAAAAAGATGAAACAGAATTATACACAGGATTTACAGCTACGACCGGTGACCCTAATATAACTAATAAAACCTATGACCTACATTTAAGTGGAGCTTCTTTTTCAGCTAATACGATAGTGCCTATTAGTAATATAGAGAGACAAACAAAAATGAAACTAATCGGTGATACTACTCTAGAATACAGACCATATACATTTAGTGAAGCTTATGGTAGAAATAATGGGACATTAATTTTTAATGAGTCGGATGTGGACAACTACCTTACTTATTCCGCATTAACTAGTGGTATATATAGGTTTACATATAAGGGGTATTTAAATATAAAATATACTGATAGTCAGTGGTGTGAGTACCTAGAAAAAGCATATCCTTCCGGATTTACAGGTAGTTACCCAGGTAACGATTATGAGATTAAAAGACTTATAAATACCTCCATAATCCAAGCGGGTGATGGTGAAAAAGAAGTTGTAGCAACAGACACAGACTTTAAATTTAATGCTGGTGAAAAATATAGAGATTGTACATCTGGGAGAGAAAAAAATATTTGTGGTGATGCACCAGATAATACTGGAATATTAAACTTTAATTTTACAGCTTCTATAATACAAGGTTCATCGACAGGTGGTACCGGAACAACATTATCTGAGTTTAAAGTTGTAAGAAGTAGAAAAACAGATGGGTTTGCAAATGATTATTTAACATTAGATGTTGATAAAAATGATTTAACTACTAGTGGTATGAATAGTTGTATATTAAGTTCTATGACATCATCTACCATATTTCACAAACAAATACCAGTTACATTGGACACGGGATTAATAAACTTAATTAGTGGACAAACCATACAATTAAAATATGAAACAGATTGGAACTCAACTTCTAAAGGTGGGTTCTATTACTTATCCGGTGGTGCAACAGCTATAGATATAAATTTAGGTCATAGATTAGATACTAGTGGGAACACTTTAGAATCTCCTTATTATCGTGGTATAAAAGCATCTAATGGTGTTAGTAGTAAAAAATTATTCTTTGATTCAACCAAAAAATCACTACCATTTGAGTTTAAAGTTGGTGACACTACACAAACAATAGAACTTGATGGTACACTTTATTTGTCAGATAGTGAATGTGGTAACATACGAACACCTTTTGTCGATAATAATACCTTTGGTGGTTTAAATTTTGTAGATAGTACAGCTCCTGACGGTAAATTGGTTTGGGATATAAGTACAGAAAAACCTACAAATAACTGGCAAAGAATGATAGAAAATAATACAATAAAAGACTACATGTTAAGTGATAAATCTAATTCACAAATGACCCATATGAAAGAAAACGGGTTATTCTCATTCTACCTACCAACCTATAACAGTTATGAGTACGGTGCAAAATGTGATTTTAATTTCCCACAATTAAGCCAGTCTTATATTATAGTTAATAACTTTAAAAATTATTACGGTAATACATTATTACATTATATAGTAGTCACACCAGACTGTGGTTTTTATAAACCATGTTCTGGAACAAAAGTAGGTACAACTTATGATATTATACATAAAACTACACCAGCTGACTGGAAATTAGTAAATCTAAATAGAAAATTAAACATCAAAGGTAAAGACGTTAATATAGTTTCTGCTTTTTCACATTACAATCCTGAACCAGAAGTCTTATCTAATAGTACTAAATGTAAGTACTACTGCCAATGTGGACAAGAACTCTCCAAAGCATTGAAGTTAGACCCAATATATGGAATAACTAATATATTTCACGATTTAGAAACTAAAGAGTGTGATGATTGTTTAAAAAACGCACAAGAATATTGTTTTTCTTTAAATAATAAATGTACAGCACATTTAGTTGGGGACTGTGCAAACGATAATATTTATGTGGGACAAGTAATAAACAATTTAAGACCAACTACATTTAACACACCTGTTACCACTACACTATTTGGTGGTTCAGACGTATCTTCTGAAGGTGGGTATCCATCAGGCCCTAGTGGAAAACCAGGTGTTGTAACAGAAGGAGGCGACCCAAGAGGAGGCGACCCAAGAGGAGGCGACCCAAGAGGAGGTAACCCAAGAGGGGGAGGTACTTTAGATACTGGAGTTTTTGTTCTTGGTGATAGGCCAACAAATATTGTAAGGTATGGTTGTAAAGAAGGACTGTGTTTTGAAGACCCTGATGGGTTGTATACTTCATTTGAAGAATGTGTGGCAAGATGTTCACCACCACCCCCACCACCAACAGGTGGTGATGGACCAGTTAAACCTGCAACTGATACAGAAGATGAAAAAACTGATGTAAAAGATAAGTACGACGACGAAATTAGTGAAATTTCACCTGTCGAAAAAGAAGGTTTATGTAGTAAAGGTTATTATTGGTGTGAAAGCGTTGGTAAATGCATAAGTGAAAAAGAACCTTGTAAAGGATAAAAATAAAATATAATTATGGCAATGGCAACATCTAACGGAGATATAATGTTAATCAACTATAATGTAGAACACACATTAAGTGGTAAGTGTAATGGGCAAATATGGTCTGTTGACGTTTCTGGTAATACAAGTGTGATTCCACCATATACTGTTAGTTGGTCTGGTAGTAGTGATAGTTATACAGCAGATACTTTCGATATTATAAATTTATGTGAGGGTTGGTATGAGGCTACTATTACCGATTCAAGAGGTAATACTGGGAGTACTGAACTACAAGTAAGTGGATTTACCACACCACTAATAGAAGCCACACTATCCAATAATGACTGCGTACTAGACACAAATAAACTAGGACAAATTAGTGTTACAACTTCAACAACAACAACATCTAGTTTTAGGTATGATTTGGTTAAAAATGGAAAAGTTGTGGATAGATATTATGGTACAACTGCTGATACAACACATATATTTTCTGGTGTGACTAATGGAGTATATACTGTTAGTGTTATTGAAGATAGACCTATGAATACAAACATAGCACCTGATAATAGTGGGTGTACCCCATATAACTATAACGACGGTAATAATGGAATGAGTACTGCAGGATGGAATCTTAACACCCTTTCCGGTAGTAGTATGAGTTGGGAACCCTATGTACCCAACGCACCTTATGATATGCCATTTAGTTCTGGGTGGGGACCAGCACCAGCTACTTCTGCAGCATACTTTGATACTGGGTTAGGTTTGGATGGAAAAGTTTATAGTAGTAATCCATATGTGTGGTTTTACACTGGTACAACAGCTAGTAGATTAACAGATAGTAGTGATGATTGGTATTTAGGTGAATCCTCCATAGATATGACAGAGGGTGGCAATTTAGGACCTACAACATTAGCAGCAACCGCGGCAAACATAGGAAAATTCTACTATAACACAGTAATTCAAAAATATTTATATTGGTGGCCAGCACAGGGAGCTGGTTATGGTTGGAGAACATTAGACCCTAGACAAAACTATGGTATATTTGGTAACCCAGTAGCAGTTAGTGCTTTAACAGGTACATCTTATGGTGTAACAATAGAAGATGTTAGTTCTAGTGACTACTCAGTTAATTCTGGTGGTACAGTAGCTGTTGGGACAGGAATAGTTTTAGAGGGTGGTGCATCACAACTTTATGCTACTAGTGGAAATATTAGTGGTGTTGTGGGTAAACAAAGTTTATGTTCATACTACAATTACACTTGGGAAGTTACATTTAGAAGTGGAGCATCTGATGACGATACTATAGGTATTACTATAGCATCTTTTAGGGATGATAGGGGTAAATATGGACCTACAGGTGTAACACATACTTTAGATTTATTATTTAATGGTAGGGCTGGTACAACTACAGTCACTAATAATAATGGTGCTGACGCATATGCATTTAGTAACTATAACACACCTAAATTTAGAAACTGTAACGGTGGGTGTAGTGGTTCAGAAACAACTAATTATGGCATAACCACTGTATTGAGTAACACAGCAAGTAAAACACCATTTACCACTAGTACCGATTGGAGTGCTATGGGTGCAACTAGGGTTAGAGTAAATAGATATGGTGATTTTGGTGAATTTTTTACAATTGATTTTACAGATACTATGGCTAACGCTTCGGGGGGTGCAATAACAAAAGGTAATGGTGATACAAATCCATATAACTCTACATATACTATAGATTTTAATTTATTAGATAAAAGTACTTGGGTGGGAGATAAAGCTTCAGCCCCTTATTGGGTAGATAACTATGCTTTATGTAAGTATTTGGGGTCTAGAAAGATTGGTTTTTTTGCTAGTTCACAGGATGATTCCAGATTCTACCATATGCAATTTACTGGTGGTTCTTTTAATGAATATTTAGAAGGACCAATATGTGGTGTGGATGACGGACCAACCGAAACCATAGGTATTACAGCTACCACAGCTACAACAGTAAATATAAATAACACTAAATGTAGACCTAAATATAACACAACCCAAAAAGGGGTACCACAAGTAAGACCTACAATTAAAGCTTCATTACAAACAATGCCATCACCAGCATTAACTATTAATGGTTTAAGTAGACCTACCACAACAGTATCTACAGAGCTTGGTGGTAAACCAGCATTAGAAGTTTACAATTTAGAAAATACTAAAGGTAAAAATATACAATTCTATTTTGGTGGTAATAACCAAGATATGATTTTTGAAAATGCATACCCTAAATTTAGAGTTTACCCCTATATATTTGAAACTGAACAAGTAGCTCCATTAGCCGATTACGAAGCGATATTTGACACAATGCCAACTTACATGGATAGTGATGTTAAATCTATAATATTTAGTGCTGAAACATTCATGCCATTATCAGGGTTGTCTACAGATACCTCATGGGAATTTATAATAAGACCTAGTTATTTATATAAAGATAAAAATTCTACAACAGATACTTGGGTAGATACAGCAGAATACCCAACAAGTAGAGACATAGATGCTGGTAAAGACTTTTATATGGTGGTACTACAAAACCCACCAGTACCACAAATATATTTAGACAACTTTGATGTACCAATAACAGGTTACGCGGTATTAAGAACTGAAACTTATAAATTAGTAAGTGGTTCCGGGGATTTACCTGATACTACAGCAACCACGTATACTTCATCTACATTTTACTACACACTGGAATCACCAGTAGCTAGTAGACCTATGGTTAGTGTTAATGGTGTTGTTTTAAAAGAAGGAAGAAGTGGTACTACAGTACCTGATGGGTATAATGCAGGTGGGATTGCATCAAACGATTATGGTGATTACTATTTTTACGAAAATACAAGAAGTGTTATATTTCACCCAGAAACAGTACAGAATGGTGATGACCTACAATTTATGTATGATACACAAGGTGGGGCGTATACACAATCTGTAGAAATCCCAGACACAGTGAGTACCGAATCAACCGATAGAATATATGAAGAAAATGGGTATTATTACGTTAATCTAGAAAAACAATCTGTTGGAGCGATAACATTGGCAATAAATGGGGTATTACAAAATGATAAAAAAGATTATAGAAAATTTAGTGACACTAAAATACAATTACTAAATGAACCATCAACGTATAGTAGTGGTGATGTGTTAGTTTTATTTTACAAAACAATTTATAGGGTAATATCAGCACCTATAACTAAAGACCCTATTGTGCCCGTAACATACACAAAAAATAATAACTTAGAAGAAGAAATAATAGTTAGACTTTTTAATTCTACTGGTAATTTAGTACAAGAACTTAGGGACAAAATAGATATTGATATGTCAGGTAATATATTTAGAGAATTTAAATTATTACCACCAGACCCAGATAGTTATTATTACTATGTTTTAGTAAGAAGATACTATCCGTTGATTGGGGGACAAACAATTACAAGTGAATCACAGACAGACACAATAAACTTTGTTATGGATAGAAACGTATTCTATTCACCACCAAGAAACGAGAATTCAACGATAATCTCAAACACTTCTAATGGTAGTATTTCTTCTGGTGGTGGATATTAATATATAATATGGTGAACAAACTAAAATAAAAGGTATTTATGATTAAAGACAAAAATTATGAGTTATATAGTTAAAAACAGTACACAAGGAGCTATCGTAGCTCGATTAACAGACGCTGGTAGGAAGAAACTATCAGAAGGTAAATTAAATATTGGACTATTCCAAGTGGGAGACAGTGAATTTTGTTATGATTGTTACACTAATTCATTAGCATTTGATACCGGTACACATATTTTACAAGCAGAACATAACGCACAAAATCTTTTAGGTTTTCCAGCAAAAAATAAAGGACATGTTAAATACCCATTACAAGATGGTATAGCTAGTGGTGATACATTTGGCCCAACAATACCACAACCAGGATTTGAAGAAGTTTACAATACAGCAGCTCAAAGAGGGTTTTTTAGTGGTACAGGTTGTAATTTCGGTGCGGAAGTAGGATTCGAATATGTACTAAACTCAAATTGGGTAACACCAGCCTCAGCTATGACTGGAGGAGCAACTATGCAAATATTAAGTGCTGGTACAACAAGTCTTTTTGCTGATGAATGTTATACTGATATTGATTACACACCTATGCCGGGAGATTTAATTTCGGTAACCTACCAGCTATCAGGGGGTACTAGTTGTTTTGAATTAAATTGTGACGCACCTTCACCTACACTATTCTATCAAGTTTTAGATAATGGAGGTGTAGCATCCGACCAACAAACTACTACTATAACATTAACATTAGATAGAGATATAGCTGATTTTAATAATAGTGCAAATTTAGCATTCCAATCATACTCCGCTGAAACTTTTGCTAGGGTAAGGGTTTATCCTGGGATGTCAGCTGACCCTATGACAACTGATAGTATATATGTTACTGCAAATACTTCTACTTATTGGTGTAACGATACACTCTCATTTAATAGTTGTTGTGACGTGTCAGAATTTGACGCTCAAATATGGAATATGAACATTAATTGGACACACACTGTGGCAGGAGTAGACCCTACAATATACGAAGGAGTAAATCATTATGGGTCAAGTGGATATTCAGGTTCTAAAGAATATTTTGGTTTAGAGAGTGATAATGGGCAAACATTTAGTAATACAGCTTATGACGATTACCAAGATTATTTTGCTGGTACTTGGTATTATGATTCGTTTAGTAATGTTAGAGGGGTTAAACCTTCAGAACAAAAATGTGCTGGATTCATACACTACACCAACCTAAATACTACAGATTTCTATGGTGAAAAATTTGCTTTAGAATCCGTAGGTTATAACCCAGCAACCACAATAGGTGAGGCACGTAATTTTAAAATGCATTTACCTTGGTTAATGTGGCATAAAAAAACAAGTACTACCGGTTCTGGTGCGGGTACGGGAATGGGGGACGAAACCAAATATGGACAAACTTTTTATGTTGACCCAGCCGGATTTAGTGTTTTCCCAGTGGGTGCTCAACCACATTTAATGCAATCCAACCTTAACCCTAATATGAATGATGATGGATTAAGATATTATCATTTATGGGATGACAATTCAGGTAGTGGAACAACCAACCCTAATAGGGTAGGTAAAGTATTTCCAGATTATAAAATGGTAGTGATTGATGATGAAGAATTATTAGCAGCAATGTCCTATAAATCAAATAGAAGTTGGACCTTACCAGCTCCTAAAACAGAAAAATTCCCAGCTGGTACTATGTGTACCACAGGATGTACTGGGGGTGCTGTGCAATTTCCTGGTGATACTCTTTATATGACATATATGTTGGTTAATACGGGAATGACTACTGGATTACACTGTAATTATTATGTTAAAGAAACAAAAGTACCAGGAGAAACCGCTTTTGATGTAGCTTTTACATTGGGTAGAGAATTCCCTTATTTAATTACCGATGAGTTAGGTACTGGATTTACAGCAACAAAAGTATACATATTAACACAACTAGTCCAAAATGGAAACACATTAAATCCAGCAGATTGGCATTATAGAGATGTGACTGCAGAGTTAACAAATCATACTGTGGGAGATAAAATTTCTGCTTCACAACTAGTAGGTCACACTTTTTATATAACTGAAGACTATACAGCCGGTAGTACTGCAACTTGTCCTTATTGGTCTGCAATGACTTCTTATAATTTAGACAATTTTATAAATATCCCTAGTGTAACACAACCCACCCACCTACAATTTGGGGACGAATATTTCTTCTATGGGTCACTAGCAACAGATATAATGGCAACGATATATGAAATGAAACATGTAGTACAATTAGGTAATAATCAGTACACACAATCAACAAACCCAACTTGGGTAGATTATAACTTAGCAAATGTTACTTTACCAGCAGCTAACGCTAGAATAACCGAAATTGGTTTATTTGATAATGAAAATGGGAATCCAGATTTAATGGCTATTGCTAAATTGCAGTCACCTATTACAAGAACGGGGACTCAACAATTTACAATAACTATTGATTTTTAATGGCATTTTTAAATATACATAACAATTCTTTGTCCGGTAATACGATGAGGTTATATCTGTCCGATTATGGGAAAGCAGTATTAACATCACAGGTTAGTTTACTAGATGCTATACAAAAATTCGGACTATCGGATTCAGATATTGATTATCGTAGATTTGTAGGTAATGGTAGTTGTGTTGATAATATATCTGTAACTGGAAATTGTGGTATAACAGGAACCAGTGTTAGTGCATTAACAGGTTCTTGTTTTTATGATTTACCAGATTCTAGGGGTGGGGACCCTTTAGTATTATCTGGGGATTACGGAACCCTTTCCTCTGTAATGAAAGGACCTAAATTTGAAATAAAAAAAGGTAACATAAAATTTTTTAATAGTAGTATAGGGAGTGACTATATACAATCTACATTATGGTCCACCTTCAAACCACCAACAAAACACCAAGAAGTTGAACTACCTTCTTCTGGGACAAAGAGTAGTTGTTGGTCTATGGGTATGAGTGTTACTAATTATTTTCCATCTTACTGTACTATATGTGCAGATTTCAATCAAGATGGTTACGTAGATATAAATGACTTTAAAACTTTTTTAAGTTTAATGGGTAATAAAAGTACAAATAATGAATTGATTGGTGATTTTGATGGTGATGGTGTAGTAGGTACCTCGGACCTAAATAGTTTTTTAAAATGTTTGGGTAATAATGGAGAGAACGTGCTAGAGTATTGTAAAGATGAATTTGTTTTCTGTACGTTATGTGAATACTTAGGTAAAGAATCACCATGTAATGGAGATTGTATAACATGTATTTAAATTAAAAGAAATCGTTTAACGAGATAATTATATAATAAGAGAATAAAAAAATGGCATATATAACAAGTGCAACAACAACGACATTAGAGTTACAATTAACTGATGAGGGACGTAGACGTGTTTTAGAAAGTAAAAGTTTAACTTCATTATTTGAAAAGTTTGCTATTTCAGATGCTGATATAGACTATAGAAATACACAACAACACGCAGACACTAACGCTACCACTAACGATTCTGCACAACTAGGTTATATACCATATGTTACTGGTAATTTACTAAATTTTAGAAAACAAATTAATAATGGTTATAGACAAAAAAATATAATATGGGCTTCTCCAGAAACTAATACTGTTAATGCTAGGGGGAATGAAACAACATATGTAGCTGTCGGAGTAAAAACAACCAACGGAAGTGTTAAATACTATAGAGATAATGTAGAAATAGATGTTTATTTACATGATTATTTTGTACTTAATAAATTATTAGCATCAAAATACATAGCTGACCACAAAGACATACTATCCTCTAACCCTACAACAATTGAACAAAGTTTAAATAACTACTTCCAAGACACACTAAATGTAATTACTAATTCTGACTACAATTCTTTTCTAAATGACCTATCAGAATTTGGTATAAGTCAATATCTAGATTTTTGGGACAGTATTAGAGTATATAATGGAGCTGACTTTAGTAGTGAAGATGTTAAACTAGTACCCATGAAAGATTATAGTTATTTTAATGGATTAGCTTTGGCAGGTGGAGCTTTTATGGGTAGAGGTGAAAATATGGGTATAAACTTTAGTGGGACCTACCTAAAAGGTTTAAATGTAGCTTCTCCATTTTCTCTTGTATTTTCACCATCACTAGATAATGGAAGAACTAGGTATACTAAAGGTTCTGGTTCAGCGGGTATAGGATTTGAAGCTTTCAGCATGGGTTATTTAAATTGTGGAGGTATAAATAATTGGGATGAAAGTAGTACAGCCCCATATCCTATGTTTGATATGTTAACAAAAGAAACTGGATGGTCTACAGATATGGTAGATATAACAAATACCTTTATAGGGTTTGTTTCTAGTGTAGACATGGAGACTAGTGTTGCTAATGAAAATTTAGCAAATCTAGGATACTCAAATATTACAGCAACCCTACCGACAGCAAGAATAGTATTAGATATTAATAAAGGTAATGATGCGTCACCAACATATTACCCAATAAAAATGAAAAGATTAAGTCAGGAAGAAGGTAAGTATATTAATATAAACTCACAACAAGCTAAAGGTATTAACATAACTAAAACAACTCACCCATCGGATACTTTTGGTTTATTAGTTGGTGGGCTAGAGTACACCTCAAACTGGAACTCAAATCAAAATGGACTCAGATTTTCTGCACCATATTTTAGAGTGGTACCATCTAAAGATAATGCGATGAGTATTGATTCAGGTAGAGTTGCGGCACAAACTGAACCTTACTATACCCTAAGTACTCGTATGATGAAAATGGCTGACGAAATATTTGTTGGTGTAGCGTCACAAAGTAATAACTTTTGGAGGACTGATACATATAGTGGTGGGTTTAGAAGTGGATTAAGTGGTAGTAGTCTTAATCACTATAATATATCTATACCAGTAACATGGACAGTATACTCTCAAAACTCACCTAGTGCAGCACCTTGTAAAGTAACTGTCAGATTTAAATTTAATAAAGAAGCTGTTACTGACTCAGTATCATACAACACGGTTTCTTCACAGAATTATTATAGAATATATGATGATGCAGAATTTAAGTTTTATGGTGCTGCAGGAGAAACTAAGACATCATTTTCACCAGACCCAAGAGGATTTGGTTACGCTTCAGGTGCGTCTACTACTTGGACAACAAGTGGTGGAGATGCATTATTTAGAAAAGTAATAACAGGACAAGAAATTTAAAATTATGAACGTAAAAGCATTAGAGTGGTATAGAAATAATAGTGACTACACAGAAAATAGTCGAAAGGTAAATAAATTACCAATAGCATATTTTGATAATCAAAATATAAAAGGTGGAAGAAATAGATATCAGGATGTTGTATCTACAGGTGGTAACGGAATGGATTTTTATGGTACCCCTGGTGAGTATGGAGCTAGATTTAAAACGTCCAAATATTTATCGGTGATAAGTTCGTTAGATAAAGGTAAAATAATGTTTGTTGATTATCCAAGTAACGGTAAACTAACAAAAAGAACAGTTTTCCCTGGTATACAAAGTAATGGGAATAATATGAGTGAGGCTAGTCCTTTTCATATGATAAAACTTTACTTTCCTGGTAGAGCGTCCTTAGCTTTAGATACAAACACTAATTCAGCTAATTATAAAAATTGGAATTAAAATGGGAAAACTTAAAAAAATATCAGCAAACGAAAAATTTGTAGAAACTACATTAGTTCCTTGGTCGGGGAACGGTTGGACTACCACAACAGGTACTTCACTAACATTTACAGCGGTACAAAGAGACCCATCTAATGGGAGACCATTCTCAAACCTATTTTCATCGTTTAACTTACCTACAACTTCAGCACAATGTGAAACATTTGAATCTTCTTGGGCTAGAAGTGGGTTTAGTGGGTTAAGTCAAGAAAATGTTGTTGTTGTTGATATAGGTGTTAACACATATGGTGAACTTATAGATGGAAGAACACTTAAACTAACACTACCTATGGGTGGAACATACCGTGGAGGTGAGGTTGGTAATACCCTAGATTTTTACAGTTCATATTATGAACCGGAACCATTTTCATCAGACAATTCGATAAACGGAGAGTATTTCGGAGGACCATCGATAAGAAACGAAAATGTAAAAGGTAACCCTAGTCTACACTCAACCAATATAGCCTTTTTATTTACAGATGAAATTTTAGGGCCTGAGATGTCTGCCACATCAACAACAATATCTAGTTGGTCTAGTGGTTGGCAACAAGACGTAATACCTAATGGGTATACTGATGGTGGTGTGGATAATTTTAGATTTACCGATACAGTTTCTTCATCAAACACACCTAAAGCATATGCACAATCACAAGATATCCCAGTAGGAATTTGTTATTTAGATAAAGGATTTATAGTCTTAACAGACCCAACAATAGTACAAAATTTCCTATACTCTGGTTCAGCTTCTGGTACAAGTGCAACCACAATTGACTATGGTTATACTGGTGTAGAATCAGGATTTACCCAAGTGTTTTTTACGGCAGACACTTCTGGTTCGTGTACTTATTATTCTTTTGAAAGAGAGATATTGTTAACTATTAATGTCGTCGCCAATTCAGGAGAATTTTTTATAACAGAAAATCAAACGGCTTCTAGTGCAGATGCACCTTATTATGGTGCGGGAGGTAGTGATACCGGTATACAGTTTATGACACCATTTGGTGAAGTAAACCAAGTATGGGATTTGTCCAGTGTTAGTTCGACCTATATAACAGAAATAGGTTTATATGATGCACAAAACAGACTATTAGCTATAGCAAAACCAGATAGACCAATTAAAAAACCTAAAAACACACCAGTAACCTTGACTTTGAAGTTAAAATTCTAATATTTTAATTATGAAAAATATTGGAAATCGACCTAAAATTTTAGGTTTAGACATATCTACAAAAACTATAGGGTGGGCTTTATTTGACCTACAAGATGGGCAACTTTTAGAATTAACCCATTTCTCACCAAAAATCAAACCACCAAAGGAGTGTAAAATAGAAGAAATGTTGGAAAAAACCACCCATTTTAAAGATAAACTAGCCGACTATACTAAGGTGGGGATTACTCAGGTGGTAATAGAAGAACCACTAATTAATTCAAACAATATTAGAACCGTAGCTACCCTAATGAGGTATAATTCATTTATAACAAGAGTAATATATGATGTTTTAGGTATTGTACCAGAATTCATATCTACATACAACTCTAGAAAATTTGCTTTCCCAACACTATTTACTGAAAATAAAAAAGGAAGAAATGTTTTATTTGGTAAATATGAAGTTGGATGTGATAAAAAACAAATAATTTGGCAACATGTTTCTGATAGAGAACCCCATTTAACATGGGCTTATACCCGTAATAATACACTTAAAAAAGAAAATTACGATATGGCGGATGCTTATACCTGTGTTTTAGGTTCTATGAAACAAAAAGGTATTTGGTAATTGATTAACCAGTAAAAATTCCATACATTTATCACATGGAAGACAACCCACTACTATTAGAACTACTACAAGATGTTTTAGGTGATATAAATTCACATTACCCAAATAAAGGACAAATCTCATTTGATTGTCCAGTTTGTTCCTATGATATTAAAGGGTTAGATAAAGGAGACGGTAAAGGTAATTTCGAAGTAAACTACCAACAAGGAGTTTATAAATGTTGGGCATGTTCAGAAACCTATAACACACATGGTTCTTTAAACAAATTATTTTTAAAGTGGGGTAATAAAAGAAATAAGTCTACTTGGAAATTAATAGGGGGTGATTTTATTAAAACACAAAAACGAACCTACGAAGACGTAACACTACCAAACGAATATATATCTTTTACTAAAGGAAATAAATTAACCATACCCTATAGGGAAGCTTATAATTATTTAAGAAAAAGAAATATAAGTGATGAACTTATAACAAAATATTCTTTAGGTTATACCACAGAAGGTAAATATAGGGGTCGAATTATAGTCCCTTCTTTTGACGAAAATGGTGACATCAACTATTTTGTTTCTCGTTCTTATGTTGGCCATAAGAATAAATATAAAAATCCTGAAGCAGAAAAAGATAAAATTATATTTAATGAACACCAAATAAACTGGGAAGAAAAAGTTTATCTAGTGGAGGGTGTTTTTGATATGTTTTTTGTTAATAATTCGATACCGGTATTAGGTAAAAATGTTAGTGATAAACTTTGGGGTAAATTATATGATAATTGTAAAGATAATATTGTGATATGTTTAGATGGAGATGCCTGGAAAGACGCGGAAAAATTATATCGCAAACTAGATGGTGGAAAATTAACCGGTAGAATCAGACTAATAAAGTTACCTAAAGATAAAGATGTTGGTGAATTAGGTGGCCTAAAAGGACTAAAAGAAATAAAACTATTATAAATGAAAATAATTAAAGAATTAGCAAAGTTTAACAATATAAAGTTTCACGATAAAGAACATATCTATTACCTAGATGGGGTTAAAACAAAATCAGTAACATCGGTAATATCAAACTATAAACACCCTTTTGATAAAGATTACTGGTCACAAAAAAAAGCAGATGAAAGAGGAATCACAAAAGAAGAAATACTAAAAGAATGGAAATATAAGGCAGATTTTTCTTGTGAAAAAGGTTCTGCTTTTCACGAGTACGCTGAAAATTTCTTAACAAATAAATTATTTCCATTTCCAGAATATAAAATTACCGAAGCTTTAGGTAGTGTGGAAAATATGTTAGAATGTAAACAAGCTGTTAATAAATTGACAAAAATGTTTACTGAGTTTTACGAAACATCTTTTGGTAAACTAATACCTGTTAGGGCGGAGATTGTTGTTGGTGATAAAGATTGGGGTGTGACAGGAATGATTGACCAGTTATTTTATAATGAAAAATCTAAAAAATTAGAAATATGGGATTGGAAAACAAATAAAGCTATAAATAAAAAAAATAAATGGCAACAATTTAAGGAACCATTATCTCACCTAGACGTTTGTGAATTAAATACGTATTCTTTACAGTTATCTTTTTATAAATTAATAGTGGAAAGAAATACCGAGTTAGAACTTGGGGACTGTTATATAGTATGGTTTAATGAAAATAACGAGACATACAAAATTATGAAATGTTATGATTTTAGAGAAGAAATTTTAAAAATAATGAATAAAGATGGGTAAAGAAAAAATAAAAGTAAAAATAAAAGATATTCATTGTGATATTAATCCATCATCAATCTTTTATAGTTGGAGGAGACTAAGAAAAAGCATAAACACCAACGGATATAAACCAGAAAATTTTTCCTACATAATAGTTTATAAACATGATAAAAAATACCACATCATAAATGGTAATCACAGGATAAAAGTCTTAGAACAAATGTATGGGGAAGATTATGAGTTAGAAGTTATCTGTCAAGATAAACCTCAAACAGCTTTAAAAGATTTGTACACAAGAATGGTAGAACCTGTTTTAGGTAAAAATAAAAGTAAAATAACTAAAATTATTACTTTAATAACATTAGGTGTTATATTTTGGTATTTTTTTATTAGTAACTTATTAGCTACTATTATTTTAAGTGCAATTATTTGGTACACCATTAATTACTTTCCAGAAAATACCTATTCATTCCCAGTTAATTACGAAGCGGACCCTGATAAAAAAAAATGGCAAGATAAATACCCATATATTTACACACTTTGGTTAAACTTATATAAAAATCTTAGGGTTATAATTATAATGACAACTATACTTTGTTATATAATTTATTTAGCTTACGGTGGTGTTTTAAAATTAATTGGTGTCCTACTTTTCGTGGGTGTAGCAGCTAGTCTTAAAGAAAAAGAAAAGAATAATGAAGATTAAAAATATTATACACTATTCTGATTTACATTTAAAACTCTATAAACAACACACACGAGACAAAAATATATTAGAAATAGCATTAAAAGAGTGGAAAGAGTTATCACCCGACAGAATAGTATTTACTGGTGATTTTGTACATTCTAAAAACCAAATGACACCAGAACTAATAAATTTAATGTCTTGGTTTATGACAGAAACAGCTAAAATATGTAAATGTGTTTATATAATTGGTAACCATGATTTTTTAGAAAATAACTTAGATAGGATGGATGCTATATCACCAGTTGTAGACAGTCTAAATAATCCTAATATAGTATATTATAAAGATAAAGGATGTTACAAGGACAATAATATATTATGGTGTGTATATTCATTATTAACACACAATACCAAACCAAATATACCTGAAGTATGTGAAGAACATAAAGTAGGTTTGTTTCATGGACCAATAATAGGTCTATATACAGATATTGGTTTTGAGTTTGAAGATGGTTATAGTGTGGAAATATTCGAAGATTGTGATGTTGTGTTAGCGGGTGATATACACAAAAGACAAACATTTAAAATACCAGGAAATAAAAAAGCCTACATGATTGGGTCTATGATAAATCAAAACTTCGGTGAAAGTATAAAAAACCACGGGTATGGGTTGTATAACACAGAAACAAAAAAATATAAGTTTTTTAATATTGATAATCCCCAACCTTATCTTAATTTTAAGATAAAAGATATAGAAGATATCCAAAACGAAAAAGAAATTTTAACAAATGCTTAGTAAAGAACAACACAAAGAGTTTAAAAATTATTGTCAATTAAATGAAATAGAAGACATTGATAATTTTATTGTTAAATGTGCTAAAGATGGATTAACATTAGATAAATACGGAATAGCACCATTCTTACCTAAATCACAAATACAAGAAGTACCAGTAGAAAAAGAAATAATAAAAGAAGTTATTAAAGAAATACCGGTAGAAAAAGAAGTTATTATTGAAAAGATTGTGACTAAAGAGGTAAAAGATACTCAGTTAATTGAAGAATTAGAAAAACTTAAAAAAGAATTAACTGAAAAATATAATATAATAAACGAACAAAAAAATAAAATAAAACAACAAGATGATGTGTTAGAACACTTTAAAAATGTTACAGTCAACAGAAGAACTAAACACATGAGGTCATCTAACTTAAACGACACTTATTACGATTAAAACTATGGAAATATTTATTTGGATTTTAACAGCTTACGGAATGTCAAACATATTAGTGTTTGGTAGTATTTTTGAAAACCTAAGAACTTGGTTAATAAAAAAATCAGAATTTTTTGGTGACCTAATTCAATGTATGATGTGTACATCTACATGGGTGGGGTTCTTCTTCTCATTAGTATTTTTTTCACCAACAGCAGAACTAACAGTCATACCATACACTAATTGGTTTTTTGATGGAATGTTTGCTAGTGGTTCAGTATGGGCTATAAATGCTATTATAGAATACTTTGAAGAAAATAGAATAGACAAAGGACCAGGAATACAGTAAATTGATTTACACTTTAAAATTCTTTATATTTTAAATATGAAGAAAATTAACATACCACTATTTAAGGTATTTATGTCACCTAACGCACCAGAAAAAGTTAAACAAGTACTAGAATCTGGATTTATAGGTGAAGGTGAACAAGTAAAATTATTTGAAAAAAATTTAAAAAAATACATAGGTTGTAAAAACTTAGTAACAACAAATTCAGCGACTTCTGCACTTCACTTAACACTTCATTTACTTAAAAATAATATTCATGGACATAAAAAATATAATTGGCCTTTTGTAAAAGAAGGTGATGAGGTATTAAGTTGTCCACTAACTTGTACAGCAACTAATTGGCCAGTACTAGCTAATAATTTAAACCTAAAGTGGGTCGATGTGGATAGAGATACATGCAATATGTGCCTAAGTGACTTAAAGAATAAAATATCATCAAAAACTAAAATTATAATTCTTGTTCACTGGGGAGGTAACCCAATAGACCTAAAAAAGATAGAAGAGATAAAAGAGTATTCAGAAAAAAAATATGGATTCAGACCTATCATAATTGAAGATTCAGCACATGCATTCGGGAGTGAATATAAAGGACACATACTAAGTTCAATAGATAACGACAATATAAAAGTTCATAGTTTTCAAGCTATAAAACACATTACAAGTATTGACGGTGGGTGTATTATATTTCCAGATAATACTTTAACAAAACAAGCAAAACTTTTAAGGTGGTATGGTATTGATAGGGATGACAACACAAAAGATTTCAGGTGTGAAAATAATATTTCTGAATGGGGATTTAAATTTCATATGAATGATGTGTGTGCTACTGTAGGTATAGAAAATCTTAAATACGTTAATAAATTACTTAAAATTAATAGAAGAAATGCTGATTATTATATAAAAAAATTAAGAAATAATCCGGATATTACCCTTTTAAAAGTTGATAAAAATAATAATCCATCGTATTGGATATACACAATAAAGGTAAAAAACCAAACACGGTTTATGGAAAAAATGAATAAAAACAATATAATGGTTAGTAGGGTGCATGAAAGAAACGATAAGCACTCATGTGTGTTTAAATATAACACAAAATTGCCAAACCTAGACAAAATAGTTAATGAGATGATTTGTTTACCTGTAGGTTGGTGGTTAGGTAAAAAAGAAATCAAACAAATAGTAAAAGTTATAAATGATGGTTGGTAATAAAAGTATTTCGTGTATTATTTTAAGTTGTTTAAATGATTTATTTGTAAAGGAGAGATTAATACCTAGTATTAAAAGAACCACAAAACATTTAACAGATTGGGATATAGAAATAATGGTAATTGATGCCGGTCCAAAACAAAACTTTAAAATGAAAGGTATAAAAGTAATTAAATCACTACCATACCACATACCAAAAGCATATAATTTAGGTGTAAAAAACACAGATAAAAAGTACTTAGCTTTTTTTCATGATGACGTAGATATCTTAGACTATAATTGGGTATTAAAGGCAACTAAAGTACTATCAAGTGATGTGTACGCTGTTGGTCCAGATTTACACACCACAGGTATCCCGTACAAAAAATTTAAAACAAAATTTTTTTTAAAAGAAGCTCCTATGTTTATGGAAAGAGATAAGTTTTTAGAGATAGGTGGTTATGATGAGGAGTGTTATTTTGGTTATGAGGATTTAAAATTATCTAATTCTATTCATAGGGTTGGAAAAAAAATTAAAAAGATTAGGGTGAAATATCTACATTTTGGTGGTACTACTAGTGTTCTAATAACACACAACAGTACAACACAAAAAAAATTAAAAAAAGAAATAATAAAATTTTATAGTGTAAAAGAACATAATAATTTTTTATTACGACACCCTGAGATTAAAATAGTTAAAACAAATATATTTAAAAAATTTAAATCTCCAATAATGTGGTTTTTAATGATTTTAGCTAATAAATCAATCTATATAAAAAACTTAAAAAAAATATCAGATAATTTAGGTATGAGGTATGTACATGATTACTGGGATTTAGAAAGAGTACCTTCAGAATTATATGACCTTTTATTGCCTAGAACAGCAAAAGAAATGGATTTATATTTAGAAGACATCAAGGAAAATAGGAATGGTGAATTATACGGAAAATTAGAAAAATGGAAAAATAAAAAATTTGAAGAATATGCTAATAGTGACAAAAGAAAACTTGACGAAATTAATTTTAAGAATATTATTATTAAGTGTGTAGAAGCAATAAAAAAAAATATATGAGTACATTAAAAAAATTAGAAAATCCCTTTATTAAGGTAACCTGGGAAGACATACCAGAAAACTTTACACAAGAAAGAATTAAGAGAGTTAGAAGTTATTTCCAAAATAAATATAATTCTAAAAATGTGACAATTCTTACAAGAGGCGTCGATAGAAAATCAGGTAAAGAATTAGACCTAGATTTAGAACAAAATATTTTAGACACAGCATACCAAAGAAATTTAATGTCACAATTTGTGATGGCAAATGATATGGGCGTAGATGTAAATCTACTAAAAAGATTGGATGATAAGGTAAATGCTGAATTAGCTGATAGTGTAGAAATAGATACAAAATATAAAAGAGTTTATATTAAAAATATTAAATTTTCTAATTTTTTATCTTTTGGTGACAATAATTATTTAGATGTTAAAAAATTAGGTGGGATAACAGTTATAGATTCTAACCCACCTAACTTTGGTGGTAAGTCAGTGTTAGCGGTAGACCTAATACTATTTCTATTTTTTAATACCACAACAAAATCCAGTAAAGCTGGGGAAATATTTAACAGGTTTAAAAAATCAAATGAGGTTTTTGTACAAGGTGAAGTTGAAATAGACGGTCGTGATTACATAATAGTTAGAAAAATAAAAAGAAGAAAAACAAAAAAGGGAGAATGGTCAGTTAGTACAAATCTAGAATTTTTAGAAAGAAAAGATGATGGTTCACTACAAAATTTTACTGGGGAACAGAGAAGAGAGACTGAAAAATTTATAAAAGAATCTATAGGTACTATGAATGATTTTTTACTTACTGTACTATCTACAGCATCTAATTTAGAATCTCTTATAGAGTCTAAACCTACTGAAAGAGGTAACGTTCTTAGTAGGTTTATAGGTTTAGAGGTTTTAAAAGATAAAGAAAAAGCGTGCAAAGAAATGTATTCAAAATGGTCTAAAACACTAATTTCTAATGTATATAATACAGAAGAATTAAAAGAAGAAATAAAAAAATATTTAAAAGAAAAAGAAGACCTAATAAAAAACAATATAACCAACGAAAAAAATCTAAAAACTTGGGAAGAGGAGTTAAAAGAAAAAAATAACCTTAGAGATAATCTAATAAGTCAGAAAATAACTGATATAGATACTGAAATACAAAATGTGAACCCTAGATTGGTGGAGGGTAGTATAGAGCAAGTAGAAAACGAGCTAAATGGTTTAAGTACAAAATTAAAGGTCTATGGTGATAAAGAAATACCAGAAGAAATAGATTTAAATTTATTGAGAGATAAAACTAAAAGTAGAGATGAACTTAATATTGAAAATGTAAAAAATAAGACTAATCTAAAAAATTTAACTAACACCCTCAAAAACTTAAAAGAATCTGAAATATGCCCTACTTGTAAACAAACATTAAAGGATGTGGACCATAGTGAAGAAATAGATAAATTAACTGAAGAAACAAAAAATTTAGAGTTAAATATAGAAAATAAAAACTTAGAATTAAAAAAATTAAATATTATTGTAGAGAATTTAACAACTAAAAAAAATGTTTTTGATGAGTATGAAAAAGAACTTTTAAAAAAGGAAAGGTTGATTTTAGAAGTTGGACAAAAAAAATTAGAACTAGAAAAATTAAAAAATAAATTAATTAAGTGGCGAGAAAATAAAGAAAGATTAGAAAATAACGCTAAATTAGAAAAAGGTGTATTAAGTATTAACTCTGAAATTGATGTATTAAAAAATAAAAAAGAAAATATATTTAGAGAGGTGGAATACAATACTAATAGAGTAGAAACAATAGATAATTCTATTAACGATAATAATAGTAAGATAGAAAAAATAAAAAAAGAAAATAACGTAGAAAAAGTTTTTAGAGCTTATCTAACTGTATTTGGTAAAAATGGTATAATAAAAACAATTGTTAAGAGTGTTGTACCTAAATTAAATAATGAATTGATGAGATTACTATCTGATGTTACAAATTTTATGGTAGAGATAAGAGTAAATGATAAAAATGAAGTGGAATTCTGGATGGTAGATAATCAAACAAACGTAGAAAAACTACTATCTACAGGTAGTGGATTTGAAAAAACACTATCTTCTTTAGCTATACGTACTGTATTGACAAAAGTATCCTGCCTACCAAGACCAAACATTACAGTCTTTGACGAAGTATTGGGTAAGGTAAGTAATGAAAATCTAGACCAAGTAGGAGTATTCTTTACAAGGATAAAAGATTATTTTGAAAACGTTTTTCTAATCACCCACAACCCACTAGTTAGAGAATGGGCAGATAACAATATAACAATTAAGAAAGAAAATAATATTTCAAAGCTTGTTTAAATATTTATAACTATGAAACCTAGAATAAAAAAATATCTATTATTTATGTTTGGAAATTGGGAAACAATAGAAAGAAACGCACCAATAATGAATAATATTAGAGATATTATGGAGACCATTGTTACAACACAAGAATTTAGTTTTGTTACTGGGGACAAAGTAATAATAATGTGTATAAAATCTGAACTAGTATTTGAAGATATAAATCAGATACTAGAAGAATTTTTAGAACCACACATATCTACTTATTTCTTAATGCCTAAACCTAGAAAATTAGGTTATAGGTTAGATAAAAATTTAGAAAATCATTTATTTGGTAAAGCACCTCTCCACCCACAACTAAACATAGACCCTAGAGTTGCACAAGCTTTAGCAGACCAACTAAAGAATTTAATGGATAGTAAAGTTAAGAGATTAAGAGACACACTACTTAACCCAATAGAAAAAATAAAAACAAACAAGTTAAGACCTTTAAACGTAGATAACGTCCTAGATAAGATTATTGATGAGGGTATGGAGAGTTTAACACAAGAAGAACTTGATTTCTTAAAAAAATATAATAAAATTTAATAAATAACTTTTTAAAAATATTATTATATGAAATTTAATACAGGAAATTATAAATTATCATTATTTACTGAAGATGTATGTGAAGACTGTAAAACTTTAAAAAATATTCTACAGGATAACAATATTCCATTTACCAACTTAAGTATCACCACTAAAGTAGATTCAGAAGAACAAAAAAAAATTAACTCTGCTAATAGATGGGATTTTATAGATGCAGAAAGAGACAATAATGGCTTTAACTGGTTTACACCAGTTATCGTTATAGAAAGTGATAATGGTGAAATATCTTATATACCATCAGTACAAGATACTGTAAATTGTGATGATGGGAAGTGTGTAAATGACATGACATCAGAAAACATAATAAAAGTCCTAACACCATACCTTACCTAAGATATAAGTTTATCCCAAAACATACAAATAATTCAAATTTATTTATTATATTTGTACAATATTTAGTGAAACTGACAAAAAGTCAGTAATACCATTACGGTACACTATTTGTAATAAAATAAGTATATAAACGTTTAATAAATAAAAAGTAATTATATGTCAAAAAATACATTTATAAACCAAGCAGAAATCTCTCAGTATCTAAAAGATGTGAGAAAAAGAAAAGTTTTAACACCAGCAAGAGAAAAAGAACTGGCAAAAATGATGTTAAGTAACGAACTTTCAGTAAAAGAGAGAGAAAAAATACATTTAGAACTATTAGAAGGAAATCTTAGATTTGTAATTAGTGTAGCAAAAGATTACCAAGGACAAGGAGTAGATTTACCAGATTTAATAGCGGAAGGTAACTACGGATTACTAAAAGCTATTAATAATTTTAAATGGGAAAAAGGGTTTAGATTTATATCATACGCTGTTTGGTGGGTAAAACAATCTATACTACAGTCTTTAAATGAACATGCACGTACAATAAGACTCCCGGTAAATATTATACAAGAATTACATAAAGAAAGAAAAAAAGTTACCGATGAAATAGGTAAATTAAATACTAAACTAGCTATGTTACCAACAACTATAAATTATGACAGACCTATAAATGAAGAGGGTGACACACTTATAGATATTTTAGTTAATAAAGACGCGGATAACCCAGAAGAATCTTTTGCTGATGAGGTAAATTTAAAAGATGAGTTAACTAAGTTAATGGCGGCATTGGATGAGAGAGAAAAAAATATAATAATAGATTATTATGGTCTTAATAAAACACCTATGACACTACAAGAGATTGGTGATGGACTATCTTTAACAAAAGAAAGGGTAAGACAAATAAAAGAAAAAGCTTTGCGTAAGTTAAGAAATGATAGCTATCAGTTATTAGAATACCTAACTGATTAATATTTATCAATAAAAGGATAAATGAAAAAAACATTATTTCCATTATTAATAGCACTATCAGCACTTGCTGTATCTGGTTCAGCTGCTTTTTATTCCGTATTCGGTTTAAGTAAACTATTTGCGGGGGCTAGTACACAGGTAATTATTATGGCCGGAAGTCTTGAATTTGCCAAATTAGTGGTAGCATCACTACTATACCAATACTGGGACACCATAAATAAAGTACTCAGAATTTATTTATCTATAGCGTGTTTTGTTTTAATACTAATTACATCTGGTGGTATATACGGATTTTTATCCGGAGCCTATCAAGAAACAGCAACCAAATCGGAATTCTTAGACAAATCTTTGGTGGTTTTAGAAACTAAACAAAGTAGATTTGAGGAACAGAAGACAGACCTTACTTTAGAAAAGACACAATTAAATACAACTATTTCGGATTTAAGAACATCTCTTTCAAATCCTGCTCAAGTGTCATACTACGATGCCGAAGCTGAAAAAGTGATAACAACAACTTCTAGTTCAACAAGAAGAGCATTACAATCAGAATTAAAAACTACAATAGAAGATAGAGATAAACTAAATCTAAAATTAGAAGCTGTAATGGATTCGGTAATGAGAATTGATACAGAACTATTAGAATTAGAAATTGGTAATGAAGAACAAAGAGAACTAGGTCCACTTAAATATCTAGCAGAAACAACAGGATACCCAATGGGTCAAGTAGTCAACTGGTTTTTATTATTAATTATATTTGTTTTCGACCCATTAGCAATAGCATTGGTTGTAGCAGCAAACTTTGCATTTACACAAATACGAAGAAAGGAACCAGAAGTTAAAATGTCTGCACCAGATGGACTAGAGTTTAACACACCCTATACTATGGAAGAAGTTTCGGAAGCTTTTAAAAGACAAGACAAAAAAGAAGAATTAGAAATAGATGAAAAAAGGATGAATATTATAGGACAAAATGGTAATGACGGACTACACTATGATAATATCATAACCACAACAGAAAATTTAACCAAAGACGAAATAGAAAATCTAAGTAAAGAAATAGGTAAGACTGAAGAAGAAACCAACCCAACTCCAATAAATCCTTCTAAAAAAGACCTTGAAAAATTAGCCGAAGTACTTAATATTAATTATAGTGATGAAAATGTAGACTTAGATAGACTAACCGACACAACACAAACATTAATAAATAAAGTTGTAAGAAGTGAAAATGAAAAAAATAAAAACACACTCCAATACAAAGGTAGAAAGTAAACAAATTCTTTTGTGTAACACAAACAGAAATAGCAAAGATTTCCTAAACTCAATAAAATTTAGATTGAACGGTAACTATAAGAAAGTACCAAATTACCTAATAGAAAAAAGTGGTAAAATAAATAATTTAAATAAAGAAGACGTGACACCCTATTTTTTAGACGGATACACCAATAAAGGAGTGGTTGTTGTTTGTTTGGAAAATGTTGGTTGGTTAAAAAGAAGAAGTGTAGATGGTAAGTTTGTTGACTGGTTAGGTGATATTTATAATAATAAAGTCCATGAAAAAAAATGGAGAGGTAAACATTTTTGGGATATTTATACTAATAAACAGATGGAAAGTACTTTAAAACTGGTTAAAGATATTTGTAAGAAACAAAACATACCACAAGATTTTATAGGGCATAATGTTCTAGTTGATGGAATAGAAAATTTTAAAGGTATAGTTTCTAGAAGTAACTATAATGAATATTGGACCGACATAAACCCATCTTTTAATTTTGAACTATTATGAAAAAAGCTATTATTAAAGATTATACCGAGTACCAAAATGATAAGTACGATGAAATGAAGTCACTTTTAAATAAATCTAAAAAATTATTTGAACAGGTAGAAAAAGATGATAATTTAGATATGCAAAGAGATGAGGAAAAAATAAAAGAGTATGAAGTTTCTAGTGGAAAAATAATAGTACATGGTTATACTACAACAGATATAACTTTAACTGACGAAGAAAAAAACACATATCAAGAAACAATGGACGATTTTATTGAACAAGTTTCTGATTTGGTAGATTACAATTCTCTAAATATATACGATAATAATGTAGAGTGGTCTGGGGTTTTGGTTAAATACGACACAGAATTCTTTTATACGGTAGGTGAAAGAAATGGTGTATATATTACAGGTAGTATGGTTAAGGTAGATACAGAAATGTTAGAGATGTTAAATAACCTAAAAGACTACTACCAAATATTCTCCGCAAAATGGGCAAAAGTATTGGCAGATAGAAAGTCAACTAAAAAAATGGAAGACGAAAACGAATAGTATGGAATTTTTAAGAAAATCGTGGAAATGGGTATTAGGTGTTATAGGGTTCTTTATAGGTCTAGTATGGATGATGAACTCACACACCGATAAAAAAGTTAAGAAACTTAAAAAAAATATTAAATCCAACAAAAAGAAAACAAAAGAAGTTGATAAAAAGATAGAAAACGTAAAAAAGAAAAAGAAAGTTACGAAGAAAAAAATTGCTGATACAGATAAGGAATTAAAAGAACTTAAAACTAAAAAACCTAAAGTAAAAAAGAAAACAGGAAAACAGGCAACTAACTCTCTAAAAAATAGACTTAAAAAAAGTAATTAATATGAAAAAATTAGTATTAATCTTATTATTACTTACCCCAGTATGGGCCTTTACTCAGACACACACTTTTACTGAAAAAGAAGTGGTTGAAATGGACTCCCTATTCCAAGTGTATGAACAAACTGATAGTTTACAAAAATTAGAGATTAATCTACTTAAGACCCAGATAGCAAATTATAGAACACTACACACTCAAGATAGTCTACATATAGCTTTTATGAATGAAAAGACAGACCTATTAAACCAAAGAATAGATTTGTATATAGATTTGACAAAAGAATTGAGACCTAAGTGGTATAATAAACCTGTAGTTCACTTCTTTTTAGGTGCAGCAACAATTGTTACGGCTTCTTGGGTCGTATCTAACGTTAAGTAGTATTTATAAGTAATGGCATTAACAAAAACAGATAAAGACGAAATTGCAAGAATCGCGAGAAAAGAGATGAAAGACTTCATGTCTAAACCCCAATTTAAAAATGAGGTACAAAAAGTAGTGGCTGATGAAATTAAAAGAGGACGAAATACTAGAACAGAGATTGTTGATATTGTAAGTAAAGTTATGTTAGAGCTATATAAGACATTCTGGTTTAGACGTAGTATGTGGCAATCAGAAATAAAAAGAGTGCGATAATGGGTATAAAAGATAATTTTGAAAAAGGGTTAAATAAGGCAATAGAAGGTAAAGATAAAATGTGGTTTAAATCTCTACTTAAAAATGCTAATAATCTAGAAGAAAAAGAAACGGAAGAAGAGATGGAAGAAGCTACAACATCTGCAAGTGCAGGTGCTTTTATGGCTCCTTTGGGTGTGGACCCTAGATTTGCAAAGAAAAAGAAAGAGAAAAAAGAAGAGGTTGGTGAAGCTACTACATCTGCAAGTTCCGGTCAATACGTAACACCACAAATGTGGGCAAAAAACGATAAGAATTGGAGAGGCGGAGCAAAAACTCAATGGCCTGGTGGAAAATTTGTAAAAGTTAAAGATAAGTGTAAAAAATTCCCATATTGTAACCAAGGAGATATAAACGCTTTAGATTTGTATGAAAATAAAAAAATTACAAAAGCTATTGAGGAAGTTTCAAAGAAAACAGGAAAAGATAAAAACTATATAAAAGAATTAGTAAAAAAAGATTTAGAGGAGATTATAAGACGTAGCATTTATAAATCACCAATAACCTCTATACTAGGACCAAAAAGTAAAATGAATACACCAATAGGTAAAATATTCACAATGGGTTCAAATGTCGGGGGAAAATACGAATAAATAGATATTTATAATAAAAAGAAATTATGTCAATTAAAAATACAGTATTAGCTTCAAGTCCGGATTTAAATAAAATCATAGAAAAAGCAGTGAAAAGAATTGGTGAAAACCATTCACTAGCTAGAGATAATAAAGGTGTGGAAATGAAACCAGCTGAAATAGAAGAAGATAGAAAAGAATGGAGAAAATCTGATGTTATAGAAGAATCTTTAAAAGCTGTTGCTGATGAAATGGCAGAAAAAATGGTATTGGAGAATACAATAGATAACATGGTAAAAGATGTACTAAAAGATGAAAATAAAAATAGTGCAAAAAAAGAATTAAAAATAGAAGAGGGAACTAAGAGTGTGATTAAAAAATTAATAAATAAAAAATTAAATAATATATCCGAAGCTAGTAAAGTACCTGGGTACGATGCTTATGAAAAAGCTGTTAAAAAATCTAAAAATCAAAATGACACAGCTATGAAAGATACTAAAAAGAAATTTAAAGAGTACGAAACTTTTGAAGGTAGTGAAAGTCCAGATTTCCCACACCAGGAAAATTCAAAAACTAACGCTGACGGACAATTTCAGTACTACAGAAATAATGAAGAGTCTGATGAATTTATTGAAGATTTTGGACACCCAGGATTGATAGACTTTGACATTAATAATTTAAATATGGAAAAATTAGTAGATTATTTAGAAGGTTCATCTGAAACAGGAAATGCACAAACCGATAAGGATGGGAACGCGTTAGGTAACGTAGTACCAAGTGACCTAGGTGAAAAAATGATAAAATCATCAGAAAGAAGAAAGAAAAAAATAGCTGATGAAAAAGCTTCAATGACAAATTTAAGAGGTTACACACCAGATGTACAAAAAGTAAAACAAGTAAAGGAAGGTGTAGGCTCGGATATAGAAGAAATGAAAAAATTGTGGGCATATAATAAAAAGACACAATAAATCTATTTACCAACCAATCTCTATACCTATCTTTATAATAACAAAAGATATGGAAAGAAGAAGATTATTACCTGAAGAATTTTTAAATTATGTGACTAAGACTATTAGTCCTGAAGAAACACGCATATGGGTTAAGGTCAATAATATTAATACAGAAAAAACAGAATTATTCTTTGACTTAATAATATCTTTATTCTACCTTATAGAAGAAACATATTTGGGAAAAGACGTAATAAAAAATGAAGAACAACAAGAAGGACATTTTTTATGGTGTTGGAATAAAACATTAGAAAATTTTAAAAAAGAAAATATTAACTTTAAATATAAAGGGGAACATTACAACTATTTCTATAACTTCTTCTACGAAGGGTTTTATAATAATGAAATAGATGAGAAAATACCCAAATTAAAAAAATTTTTAGAAGAACTATTCCAACTATATAAATTAAAAACAGAGTCTGAATTAGATATGTTAGCAGAAATTTATAAGATATTAGAAAATAACTTGACTGTTAATAAATAATTTTTTAAAATTAAAATATGAGAATACTTAATATAATTAGTAATGAGTTAATTATTGAAAAACAAAAATTAGAAAATGATTTGGAGAGAGTTTTAAACAATACTGAACTTTCTACTGAAAAAATAGTTGACAAATCAATAGAACTATTAAATAAACTAACACAAGTTAGTAATACAATATTAACTTGGGAGTCGTACATAAATAAAGAAAAAGAAGAAAATAAAAAAAATTAATATGGAAACATTAACACAATTAGAAACATTAGTAACATCTATTAAAGTAGATGCTGAAAAATTTTTTGACAAAAAAAATAAAAGTGCTGGAATCAGAGCTAGAAAATCTGCACAAGAACTAAAAGCGGTACTACAAACTTTAAGAAAAGAAATATTAGAAGAAAGTAAAAAATAAATGAATAGTTGGATTTATACTTTAATGTTTATATTTTCTCTATTGGTAATTGGGAGAAATATTTTTTTAGTTGTTACTAAATTATTTTCAGCTGAACCGTCACCCTACAAAATAAACTATGTAGAATTACTATTATTGGGTATTTGTGTATCCTATTCATTAACATTCATTATACATTAAATGACTTTATACGAACAAATATCAAAATTAGGTGGGTACTTTAATAGTCTTAGATTACATGAAGGTCTACTAGTGGTGGACTTAAAGTTACCTACAGAATGGAAAATAAAAGAAATAGTAGGTAGTAGAGGAAATAAAATACAACTACAAGAAGGTAGTAAAAGTAAAACACAAAAAATAATTTCATTTTTTTCTTCTTTTGATAAACAAGAAAGTGAAATATTAGAGGAAGAAGTTTTAGCTGTGATAAAATGGAACAAAGAAAGAGAAGAAAAACAACTACTACTCCAACAAAAAATGGTGGAGTTAGAAAAAGTTTTTCATGAAAATGATATAAATTCTTTGAGAAATCTAGATATAAATTTTAAAACAAGTATGTTAAATTTAAATGGAGGAACAAAAATTGAGCCGTTGGTTAAAGAAGGAAATGGAGAAGGACCAGAAGGAAATACTTTACCACAAGAATAAAATAATCAACCAAATAAAAAAAGAAGGCGTAAAAGGAATTATCCCCACCCCTAAACCTAAAAAACAAAATGGAATATGGAAGAAAATCAAAAAGTTTTTAGGTATTTAGGTGAATGTGCTACCATAGCTGAAAAACTAGAAAAAGAAAATTTATTTACCTCTTCAAAAGTCACACTATCTACAAATTCAAAAAATTACTTAGAAATAATTAAAGAAATAGAAGATTTTGTTAAAATGCGTATAAATAGAGAACAACCAACTATATCTCTAACAATAGGTAGGACAGAGTTTATATTTAATAGAGATTAATAAGTGAACTGTTTCCTCAAAAATTCTCTACTATAACCCTCACCCACTAATAAATCATAAAGTTGTTTACGTTGCACTGTATTGGTATCTGAAACAAATAAACAATCATATCTACCACTATCTAAGAACTCCAGTTCTATAATTCTTAATAACCTAGTAGAATCAGCAATTGTTTTTAAACTAAAAACATTAAATACCTCATCTTTTTGTATTATAAATTTATTGTTTAAAGTGAAAACTTGTTTAAAATCTTTAGAAGATAAGTAAGAATCTACTAAATCACTAAAAGAAATTTTACTCTTTGTTGTGTGGTTATAAATCATCTCCTCCTTCCAGTAAGGTAATAATTTAATTATATTGTAACTAGATTCACCCAAAGTAATCTTTTTATTTCTACCGAGTTCATCTTTAACAAAGATACTTTCTTTTGCTGTCTCAGTTGTTATTATAGACAACTCAAACATAACTTTCTTACGGGAAATATATTCTGTTATGAATTTAGGCTTTTTTTCTCCGATAAGTTTATTATATTTGTTTAAAATACTTTTTTTACTATTTGAAGAAAAGAAGACTTTACTCCTTTCTCCATTTTTAAATAAAACTATTTTGTATTTATTACGATTATAACTCATATGAATAAAGATTACTATAAAACTCTAAATATAAATAGAAATGCGACTCAAGATGAGGTAAAAAAGTCATTTCGTAATTTATCGAAACAACATCACCCAGATAAGGGTGGTGATGAAAATATTTTTAAAGAAATATCCGAAGCGTACGACACACTAGGTGACCCAACTAAAAGACAAGACTACAACCATAAATTAGATAACCCTTTTAGTAATGGTGGGGATGTAAATATGGAAGATGTTTTTAATAACTTTTTTAGACAAAATCAACAACGTAGACAAGTTAGGAGGGGTAAGAATTTAAGTATACCATTAACAGTATCTTTAGATGATGTATTTTTTGGTAGGGTAAAAAAGTTACGTTACAATAGAAATGTGAATTGTGACGGTTGTAATGGCGGGGGTGGTCAAACTAAACCTTGTGGGCACTGTCACGGTAGAGGTATATTAGAACAAGCTGTTGGTAATGCTTTTTTTAGACAGATAAGACAAGTACAATGCCCAAACTGTGGTGGTAAAGGTAAAATATTATTAAATGCTTGTGGCAAATGTGGTGGTGTTGGAAAAAATAAAAAAGAAAATACTATAGATTTTGAAATACCCAAAAATTTAATGACAGGACAAGTTTATACTTTTAGAGGTATGGGGGAAGAAATAGAAAATGGACATCCAGGGGACCTACAAATACAAGTGGTTATTGCTAGACATAGCGATTTTAAAATATCGGATAGAGACTTAATTTATGAACCAGAAATAAACATTTTAGATTTACTATTAGGTAGAATTGTAGAAATACCATATTTTGGTGGTTATATAAATACTAATATTCCACCATGTAGTTCACCAAACACCTCATTTAAGGTTGGTGGCAAAGGACTTTTAAAAAGTAATGGATTAAACGGTGATATCCTGGTCAAACCAACAATTAAAATGCCTACAAGATTAACTAAACAAGAAGAAGACGTATTAAGGAATTTATATAATTCAGAAAACTTTATAAGAGGGATATAATAAATTTTATTACAGATATATAACCTATAATCATAGGTATAAAACCAAATACTATTACACTAAATCTTTCTCCAGGACTTACCTGACCCAAAGTTTTATCGTATACTTGTTCTTCCATAGTTCTAGAAGCATTTAAGAGGTTTTTTTGAATCCTACCAGCTTCATTCATTATTTTTTTTGATTTACATGATTTACAAGACATTTTATTTTTTTTTTTAAACATAAATAGTAAAATTTAACAAGTAAATAAAACTTGAAATCCTAATCAAAATATATTATTATTTTACCATGGGAGAACAAACAACAATATTTGATATTATAGAAGAAGAAGACATTTTTGATTTTGAGGGTAATAAACAAAATCTTATAGATAATCTAGACATGCTTAAAGAAATGTCGGTAGAAGAACAAACACTTTATAAAAAGTGGCAAGAAATGAATAAAGGTGGTAAAATGGCCAAGGTAAAAAATAAATTATATAATTACCGAACAAATCTATGGGTGCCATCAGATTTAGATGACTTAAACCACACTATAAAACAAATTGAAGATTTAGAGCCTTACGTTGAAATGGCAACACCAGGAAAAGGTGTTACCGAATGGGTAAACCACCGTAAGCTCATCCATACAATGGAATGGGTTGCAAATCCTGGACGTAATATGAAATTCTGGGTAAGAGATAGGAAAACTAACAAAGTCCTTGGTTTGATTTGTTTGGGGTCTGATGTTACTAGTATTAAAGTTAGAGATGCCTACATAGGGTGGGATAAAACAAACAAATTTGACCAACACAAACTAAACAATACCGCGATAGCTACTACAATATGCTCGACTCAACCAGGGGGGTATAATATGTTAATGGGTAAATTAGTAGCCGCATTAACAACCTGTAAAACAATTAGAGATGCTTGGGAAGAAAAATACGGTGATAAACTAATCGCTGTAGGGACAACGTCTTTGTACGGAATAAATTCAATGTACAATGGGATGCCACATTTTAAAACAATGGGTGAAACATCTGGTAAGGTTAGATTAAAACCAGATGACAGTGCATACCTACCTTGGAACAAATGGTTAAAAGATAACCACCCAGAAGAACATAAAAAGGCTATAAGTGCTACAGGACCTAAACAGAACATCCTTAACAAAGTTTTTAAACATTGTGGTATAAAGGGTTCGGATTATGACCACGGGTTTAAGAGAGGGGTCTATCTTGCAATGATGTACGATAATGGTTGTGAGTTCTTACGAGGAGAGATAGAAGAAAAAGACTTAAAAATAAAGAAAAAATTCCAAGATGATATTCCATACACAGATAAGTGGTGGAAGAAAAAAGCAATAAGAAGATATAAAAATATGTATGAACAAGATAGAATTAAACCAGAACAACTATTTTATTGGGATGTGATTGATTTATCTTGGGAAGAAACACAGAAGAAATACATCAAAGAAGTAGGTAGATAATATGACACAAACCACATTATTAATAGCATTATTCATTTTAGAAGTAGTAGCTTTTGGGTGGTTAATCTGGGAAGCAAAACTAGGAAGAGAAAAAAGAGAACAAATAATTCACCTAGAAAAACAAATACTAAAACTAGAAAAGGTGATTATATCAATGGAAAAAACAATAATTAAAAAAATAGATAAAAATAAATAAAATGGAAGAAATATTAATTTACACACAACATTACGCAAATAGTATAACTGAAGTTTACATAACCGAAGACAATAAAACAGTTATTCAAAAAAAATGTCTTTATTCCTCATGTGGGGAATACCGATACGATATTGGGGAGTATTTGGAGAAAAAAATGGTTGGTTATAGACAAATTAGAAAACAAGTTAATAAAACTAACTATGTTTTGGATATAGATGGTACGTTATGTGAGGATATACCTAATGAACAGTTTGATAGAATGTCAGACGCGAAACCACATCATAATGCAATAGAAACAATTAATAAATGGTATGAAGAAGGAAATATAATTACGTTTTTTACATCTAGAAAAGAAGAACATAGAGAAATTACCGAACAATGGTTAAGAGATAACGAAGTAAGATGGCATCATATAATCTTCGGTAAACCAAGAATTCATGAAGATGTTACTGCATATCACTATATTGATAATCATAAAGTTAGAGCAACTAGATATAAAGAAGATAGTGTATGGGGGGAATTAGTAAGTGCAACAAAAGAGATAAAAGTTTTTCCTAAATAACACAATAAAATAGTAAAAAAGTCGTATATTTGTACTATGGAAACAAAAGAAAAATCAAACTGGGATACATATGATTTCCAAGACTGGGTTGTTAGACACGTTCACCTTATCTTAGGAGGGAAAGAATTAGATTTATTTATAAAAAATAATTTTGGATATAGTGATTTAAAATTTTTTGGTAAATTAAAAGAAGCAGAAAATCTAAAAAGTGTCTATCAGTATAGTATGGTTGATGAGAGAATTACCTTTAGTGGTAATTTAAAATGGATGAGTATTAATTTTTAAAAAATAGAATAAAATGGGTGGAAGTACAACAATGGAAAAAAGAGGTCACCATATCTGTAAAATGGTGAATTATGAAGTTAGACAAAAAATCACTAAAGAAACTTCTAAAAGAATAGGTGGTAACATAGTAAAAACTCCAGGTAATGTAGAAGTTATGATTTACAAAAATAAAACCAAGATAGAAGATGGGATAAAGGACATCAAACTAGCAGCACAAAAAATATATGATATCCTTAAAAAAGAAGATAAAACAACTACTGTAGATAAGAGGTTAATTAAAAAATATAATTTGTCATAATATTTATGTATATGGAGGTTAATATACATATCTACTTAAAAAAACTAAGAGACTTTTTTGAAAACGATAAAGAGGCTAGGGAGGATATGTTTGGACATACACAAGTAGATATGGAAGAATTTTTTAAAATGGTCGCTGAACAAGCGACCATTAATAATGAAAAGAATGGTGACCCTATGTTAAGTGGTACGGAAATGTTAGAGATAGTAACAGATTTAGCTTTAAAAGATGTTGAAAAAGAATTAGACATTAAACAGTTTATTAAAAGACAACAAGAGATTGAAAAAGTATTCGTACATATAAAAGAAGGGTTCCCACCTTTTTGTCTCAACTAAATTATATATTCTTATTGACAATAATTTAACAATTAATTAATTTTAATTTATGACAAACAAACTTGATAAATCTAAAGAGGTTGTTAATGACTTATTATTACAAAATTACACACCTGTCTTAATGGTTAAATTATCCACACCCTCAACCATAAGACTAGGTAAAAATTTGGAAAAATTTGCATTAGATATAAGTAAAAAAACCGGATATGAGGTATTGATGTTCCCCAATGAAGAGGAAACAGATTTAAAACTAGTTAGTGTTTGTGGGGATAAAACAGAAGAAATAGAAGAATTAAGAGAATATATTTTTACTAAATATAAATCTCAAAGTTTAGAAAACACACCATTCACAAAGATTAGGGATATAGTTAAAAAAAATAAAAATGAGAAATAAAGGAGTACCAACCCAAGAAGAAATAATAGCATTTAATAGGTTAGAAAGTAAAAAAAATGAAATGGTGGACCACCCAAATCACTATGGGGGGGAAAACAATCCTTATGAAGCAATTAAAGTAATCGAGGCGTGGGGATTAGGGTTTAACTTAGGAAATTCAATAAAATACATATCTAGAGCGGGTAAAAAACTAGATATATTAGAGGACTTGCAAAAAGCAAGTTGGTATATAAACAGAGAAATAAATAAATTAAAAAATGAAAGGTAAGATTACAACAGATAAAGGGACTATGGTGGTAGAGTTCTATGAAAAAGACGCACCAAATACAGTAAATAATTTTGTTAAATTAACGAAAGAGGGATTCTATAAAGATTTAAATTTTCATAGAGTGATACCTAATTTTGTAGTTCAAGGAGGGTGTCCTAATGGTACCGGTGCTGGTGGACCAGGATATAAAATTGATTGTGAATTAGAGGGTGAAAATCAGTTTCACGATAAAGGAGTGTTATCTATGGCACATGCGGGAAGAAATACTGGTGGTTCACAATTTTTTATTTGTCATGGTAGACAAAATACACAACATTTAGATAGAAATCATACATGTTTTGGTAAGGTAGTTGAGGGATTAGATGTTATAGATAATATACAACAGGGAGACAAGTTTAACGTAGAGATAGAAGACTAATGAAAACCAAACTATCTGATAATGTGGGTAATACCCCATTAATACCAATAACCATAGGGGGGTATACAGTTTGGGGAAAAGCTGAATTTATGAACCCAAGCGGTTCAGTTAAAGATAGAATGGCAACATTTATCATTAATCACGCTGAAAAAAATGGATTAATCGTCAAAGGAAGTACTTTATGTGAAGCCACTAGTGGTAATAGTGGAATTGCTTTCGCTATGTTAGCAGCTGAAAGAGGTTATAAAATGGTTATAATTATGCCTTCTAATATGTCCGAGGAACGTAAAAATATGTTTAGATATTATGGGGCTGAATTAATAGAAGTTGAGGATGGTGATTTTGATGGGGCAATAGACCTAAGAGATAAGATGTGTGAGGATAAGGGATGGTTTAATTGCAATCAATTTCATAACCCACTTAACATTCAAGCACACTACCAAACCACAGGTCCAGAATTTTATAATCAATACAAAGAACTTAAAGGTGAAAAATCACACCCAGCTGTGTTTGTAGCTGGAACAGGTACTGGTGGTACTCTAATGGGTACGGATAAATTTTTAAAAGAAATGTGGCCAAATATAAAATCAGTAGCTATTGAACCAAAAGAAAGTGCTGTAATGTCAGGGTTTGAACCAGGTCTTCATGGGATACAAGGAATAGGAGACGGAAGTAAATTCTTAGTAGATTTAGAGAGGGTATCAGAAATAAGAATAGTAAGTACAGAATGTGCTAAAGCTTGTGCTAGACATCTAGCTAAAAATTATGGGCTATTTATTGGGATAAGTGCGGCAGCCAACGTGTTCGCGTCATTCCAGTGGTTAAGGGATAATAATAAAAAAGATGCTATAACTATATTGTGTGATAGAGGAGAAAGGTATTTTAGTTGTATGTAAATAACTAGAGTTTATTTATGGAGTAAGTCGTTTATGATTATATTTATTGTAAACGATTTTTTATGCGTATAATAATCACAGAAAACCAATATAGTAAACTTGTAGAACAAGTTGGGGTAAGGTGTGTACCTACTGGAGAAACGCAATTTAACGAAGTGGATGTTTCTTTCTATGATATACTAACAAATGGAAGTTTGGTAAACTATGGAGATTACGATTTAGATAAAACTCACCCAATATACGTAATTCAAAAAAAACTAGGTATAGGTAGAGACGGATACTACGGTAAAGACATGTTGGAAGCCTTATCCACTCAATTAGATATTGATTTGTGTAAACAAACAAATAATAATATACCATTAGGTCCTTTTGCTTTAACAGAACTAGGACTTAAAGTAGAGATACCAGAAGACGATGAAGATTACATATTAGCCTCCACCCTTGTAGGTGAAAATCAAACAGCCGGAGAAAAAGAACTAAACGCAATCCTATCCACAATAAAAAACCGAGCAAATAAATGTGGGTATAGTATGAAAGATTCTGTATTAAAAGGGAAACAGTACTCTACATGGAACTACTACAATTCATTAAATAAAGAAGGAAAGTTTCAAGAATTACTAAATAGGATAACTCACCAAAAAGTTAAAGGTTTTGATAAAATGTTGAAAATAGTTGAAGACTTTGGTGATGGAGACGTTATTAAAGTTAATCACTATGTTAACCCTAGTATAGTAGATTTAAGTACGGGTAATACTAGAACTATAGCTAAATCTTATAACAACAATAAAAAGTCAGCTAAGAAAATAGGTGACCATATATTTTGGTGGGATAAAAGACATCCGTGTTAATCAAATAAGGAGATATTTATATAATATGAAAATCGAGATAACAGAAAAACAATTAGAGTTTATTAATGAATCACTTTTAAGTGAAGGTGGTATTAGAGATATTAATAAGTTAGCTCAGAGATACCCAAAAGCTGAGATATACTTTCACCAAGACTTAGATGGTGTGGTATCAGCGTTAGGTATGAAAAATTATTTAGAAAAATATGGTATAGATGTTATTGATACTCATGTAATACAATATGGGGATAAAGAATTTTCAGTAAAAAAACCCTCAGCTAGTGATGATGTAATGCCAGTACTAGTAGATTTTGCACACGGTAAACCAATATTTAAAATACACACAGACCATCATGATTCACAAGCCGGGGTAGAAGATGACACTGCTACACAATTTAGAGGTGCCAGGTCTAATGTCGAAACTATTTCCCAAACTATAAGTCCCAGTGATATTTTTACAGATGAAGATATAATGATGATTAACACTGTTGATTCTGCTGATTATGCAAAACACGATATTGAACCGGAACAAGTTATGAACTTAATTAGAGATTTTGAGTCAGGTGACCAAAGTTATGAAAAAAGATGGATGTTAGGTCTTTTAACTAATAAATTATTATTAGCTTACAAAAACAAACCAGGATTTCTAGAACACTTAGTTATGAATTCTTCACCATCCCTAATGAATATATACCAAAATATAACCTCATACGCAAAAGAAAAAGGGTTTGCTTCACCAGAAGAAATGGCACAAAATCAAGCCGGATACATAAAATCCCAACAAGAAAGTAATAACCTAAATTTAGATGGTAATATAATAGTACAGTATGGTGGTGGTAGATTATTTAAACCAGGTTCTTATGATAGATACACACCATTTAAAATTTATCCTGACGCTGACTTTTTTGTGGTTGCATGGCCAATGGGTCTTGTACAAGCTTCTTGTAATCCTTTTAAGAAAGATAGAGCACTTAAAGGTGTTAACTTAGGTGATATAGCTCAGGAAGTGTTAAAAGAGGTTGAACCACAACTTAAAAAACACCAAGTACCAGTTTCAGTTATTAAAAGAATAGGGGAGACAAAAGCAGAAGGAGAAAGTATAGGATTTAAAACTTCAGACTTATTTGCACTATATAAAGACCACCTACAAAACATGCCATCAACCGACTCAAAATACTACGATATGGCAGTTAGTATAATTGACACTCCTTGGGATAAGTTAAGTGAAAAACAAAAAGCTGTTTTAGATAAGATAACTGTACCAGCATGGGATGTCATTCAAGCTAATAGTGGTGGGCATAAATGTATAACTAATATTAGTGGTTTAAATTTCTTTAGTAGAGCTACGAGACAACCAGAAGGACCTTATAAGAAAAAAGCAGATGCCAAACCAACAAGGTATGTAGAATTTGTAAAATGGGTACAAAAAGAAATGGTTAAGAAAATTAAAGAAAATATAGACGCTAATTAGTAAACTCTAATAAATCACCCTCACTAATATTATATTGTCCAGAAGGGACTTCTAAAACTTTATCAGCAATACCTCTATAAGAGTCACATTTATTTTCATGACAGGGTAGACAATTATTATGAACTTTAGTAACTTTATTATTAATGATAAAGATTATATCTAAAGAAATTAAACAATCTTTCATCCAGAAAGAACGTTCCGACACCTCAGGAAAAATAAAAAGCATTCCACCATCAAGAAATTCTCTACCCATCATACCAGTACTGATAGAATTAGGGGTGGACATAATCTCCAAAGGAAGGACTTTATTATCTAAAATAACATTCATATTATTATAAATATTTAGATGGAACAAGAAACAAACAAAGAACTAAAAAAACAAGTAGAAGAATTAAAAGAACTTCTAGAAACTATTGAGGTTAAAGATAAAGAATCTGTGGAAGATATGAACCACATTAACACCCAGTTAGATAAATTAATTAAAAAATTTGACAAAGATGAAAATAAAAACAAAGATTGAGTACATCTGGTTAGATGGCAATAAACCAGAACAAACTTTAAGAAGTAAAACTAAAATTGTAGATTTAGATAGTACTATTACCACACCAAACCCAGAAGACTTACCAGAATGGTCATTCGATGGTAGCTCCACAAGACAAGCTGTGGGCAATAATTCGGATTGTATCCTAAGACCAGTTAGGGTTTATCCAGACCCACAAAGAGTGGGGTCATATCTTGCATTATGTGAAGTATTGGATGAAAAAGGTATTTCACATAAAACTAATGAAAGAGCACAATTAGAAGACTATGACTTCCATAGACACCAAGAAGGTTGGTGGTTTGGGTTCGAACAAGAATATGTTCTAATGAAAGACGGTAAACCACTAGGATTTCCAAAAGAAGGATATCCAGAACCACAAGGAAAATATTATTGTGGTGTAGGTACAGATAGAGTTATTGGTAGAGAAATAGTAGAACAACATTTAGATGCTTGTATGAACATTGGATTAGAAATTACAGGAGTTAATGCGGAGGTAATGTTAGGCCAATGGGAATACCAACTATTTGGTAAAGGAGCTTTAAAAGTTGCTGACGACTTATGGGTTAGTAGATACCTTTTATATAGAATAACAGAAAATCATGGAGTAACGGTAGACCTACGACCAAAACCAGTGGAAGGTGACTGGAACGGTTCAGGGATGCACGTTAACTTCTCAACTAAAGAAATGAGAGAAGTGGGAGGCAAAGATTTGATAGAAGGTATTTGTGACACACTATCGTTTTACCATGAAGAACACATCAATAATTATGGTAGTGATAATGAAAAAAGGTTAACGGGGTTACATGAAACACAAGCTATAGATAAATTTAGTTATGGTGTATCAGATAGAGGAGCTAGTATTAGAATTCCAGTGTCTACAGTAAAAAATAATTGGAAAGGTTATGTTGAAGATAGAAGACCTGGAAGTAATGGTGACCCATATAAAATAACTAAAAGATTATTGGAGACCTTAAAAACCCAACCAGAATTAGTAGAATAATTAAAAAATAATTATTATATTTGTGGTATGAAAAGTCCTAATATTAAAAAAGATGCTGATTTTGTACTAAAAGTACTAAATAACCAAAATAATAAAGAAGTACATAAACCAGCTTTAAAAAAGTTAATAATAAACTTTGAAAATAAGTGGAATGACATATTAGGGCCAGGAGTAGCAGATTTTTATATTAACCTTTTAAATAAAAAATACAAAAATGCCATATAACATAATAAAAGAAATGATAGACCCTAAAACAGGTAATAAATCATTTATCCTACTAACAGATGGGCTGTCTCAAATATGGGATGTGAAAAATGAAAAAGAAGCTCAGAGAATAGCTACAATGATGACAGAAAATTCAGATAGTGGTTGGGTTTATAAAGTTAGAAAAACTTGTAATAATAAATAAAAATGTTAAAAAAAACTACACATAAATATAAGTTCGACAGAAGAAGAGCATTAGAATGTACATTCGTGGAAAAAAGTAAAAATAATCCAGGGTACCTTAAGTACTTGGTTACTATAGGTGAAAAAGATGGGACAAAACATACACAACCAGTTTATGGTAAAGATATGCAAGATGCACTAAGTAGATTAATCAATCAGGAAAGAACAGTGAAAGTTGAAAGAAAATTAGAAAATAATACAGGATTTATATTTCTAATATGGTTGGTATTAATGGGTGTACCAGCATTTTTTGTTGAACACCATACACCGTGGTTCCTAGTATATACAATGGGAACACTACTAGTATTAATATTAGTCGCAACTTGGTGGTATAACTATATTAAAAAAGGAGAATAATATGTATAGAATAGTAAAAGAAGAAAATAGATTAAGTGGTAAAATACAATACATTATAGAAAAACGTAAAAAGTTTTTATGGATGGTATCTTGGATAAGGGATTTAGATTTAGACGTACAACAGATAGGTCCTGTAGGGGCCCCTACATTAAGTGGAGCCCAATACAAATTAGACCAAATAATTGCATGGGATGGTAAAATTCTTAAAAAAACCACAGTCTAATGATGTTAGACCCCTTAGAAAAAAATGCAGCTTTTAGATTAGCTTACGAATTTATTATAAGTTCTATGGAAGAAGACGAAGTTTATGAAAACTTGGAATTCGTTAATAAAGACCTACCACACAAAACCATAGACAAATTGATTACCTTTTTTGAAAAAACAGAAGAGTACGAAAAATGTTCCAAACTCCAAAAAATAAAACATACCCGACTTTCCAACTATTCCAAATATAAGTTGTAATTACTTTATATTTATAGTAGATGACTATGAATATGCTAAACGAACAGGTAAATAAAAGAGTTGTATATGAGGATGATAAATATGAACTCATATTACCTTATAATATTGCATCTATTTGTTCTATAGCACCACAATGGTGTAAGGATGAAAAAATTAAAGAAGCTACCGTAAACGCGTTTAAAAGTGGTGG